CAGACGTGTGCTCTTCCGATCTCTTATAAGATCTCAGTCCGTCCTCCGCACCTGCTCTATAAACTGCTTCTAAGATATCATTTTCATTTGCTTTCATTGTTTTCATCCTCCGTTCTATGTTCTAACAAATAATTCAATAAGTAGTCGCATACTGATTTGTGCTCGCAGCTGATAGTTATTAAATGCAAATACGCCTTATCAATGGTGTAATACTCCGTATGACTATACTCTGGTGAAAACACAGTACAATAATGACAGCATTCCTTAACATCCAATTTTGTTTTAATCATTGTCTTTCATCCTCCTTTAATTTTTTATATAAGATTTGTATAGTATCCTCAGGTAATGCGTAAAAATTACAACTCGAACGACTATCAAAAATGCATTCGGCACATCTTTTAGCATTGCAATACGCATATAATTTTTTTCGCATGTCTTTTACTTCATTTGTGTTTTTTGTTTTTAATGAATCACGCCAATTAATAAGTGATTCCATGCATTCCGGGCAAAGATCTATTGGCGAATGTGAATAATATTTTCCATATTTATCAATATTTGCTAATATAAAACCATTTGTATGGTTCTCATCTTTTTTCTCATTATAAACTTTGTAATATTTTCCGCATCTGTCACATATTTTTGCTAACGACATATCTAGTCCTCCTCCATTAATTTTTTATACAAATATCGTATAGTATCCTCAGGTAATTCTCTAAAATTACAACTTGTAAGACCTTTAAAAAATGCATCCGGCATATTCTTCTGCAGAAAAACGATGCTCAGACAATTTTCTCCGCGTACTTTGTATATTGTCATCAGTAACGTTCTTTCTCATCTCTGGTAAATGTAACCACTTATCGAACGAAGCTCTGCACTCAGGACATAAATCAAAAGTATTGTTGTCTATATAATTCTGATTTTTAAGCCTTTTTATGGCCGTTATGCCATTAAAATCTCCATTGTCGTAAAATTCATACAGTTTTCCGCATCTATCGCATTTCATTGCTAATGACATATTTCTTTCATCCTTTCTTAAAAAAAAGAAAGAGCCCTTGATAGGACTCCTCCCTTTGAAAATAATTGTTATTTTTCTTGCTGCTTAATGACATTGTTTATAATATCACAGACAAGTTCCATTGAATTAGCGATTAACATATACTGGTTCATTGTTAAATCATCGAAATCAATACCATCGATATTATCATCAATAATTCTTTTCCAGTCTCTTAATCCCTGATTAAAAAGATTCACCTGCACATTAATGTTTTTCATAATACGCACTCCATAAAATATAATTATTCTTTCACTATAGGAGTTGTAAATTATGCGTTTTTAAAAATACGATGACTGCGTATTCCTTCAATACCAAGGAGTAATCCGCTTAAGCTCAATAAGCCGATCGTAAAAATATCATATGCCATGACTCCATCTCCCTTCGTTAAAGTTCTTTTTATCTCGGATTGCTTTACTAATCGCTAAATCAATACTCGCTCGTGATTTTAAGTGATAGTAATATAAATCCTTATAAGGTGTATTCAATCGATTGATACGTCCACTGGCCTGTTCTAAAACTTTGTATGAATAGTTCTGAGAATAAAACAGGATCGTGTCTGTTAATATGCAGTTCCATCCTTCCGCACCAGCTGTATATTGAACCAAATATACCCATCGTTGACTGTCTGGTATTGGCTGATGTTTATGCCCATTCCATTCGGCAATTTTGACATCATCACCATAATAAGCACCTTTTAAAATATCCAATTCATAATCAAAGTTATAGAATATAATAAGTTTCGGATGCTTCTCAAATACCTCCATAACTTCAACAATTCGGCTGGCGTCTGAGTTCACACATTTTCTCAAGGTGTAGCACAATTCACTGGCATTTATGATAGGCTCATTCGTCCAAGGATTCCATCGTTGTTTAAGGATACCTTTATACTCTGCGATATCATACTTAACCAATATATCTTCATGATGGGATTCAGTCGGTCTATCAAAATCCATATCAACTAATATAGAATTTCTTAACCGAATTAATCTTCCTGTGTTCAAATATCTATCAATCTTTGGTATATTGCCATAACGTTTGATGACTACATGCTCGTCAATGAACTGCGTGCGATTCCTGTAAAATCCATTCGCTATAAATACAGGTATGTAGTCCATCCAGGTATCCCCCGGAGTGGCTGACAACATAATCCATTGATTAACCTTTGCAATCTTGATGAATGCTTTCGCCCAAGAACCAGACCCAATGGCTCTTTGCTCATCAAATATGAAAAAAGAATGATTGATTTTCTCATACTTTTTAATATTATTCCATGAATCCACCACCACTCGATTTATATACAAATTATCTTCCGGATGCGTCGACAATAAAAATGGAATCATTTCTTGCTCCCATTCTAATGTGTCTCGTTTTCTTGCGGTTGTAATGATATATAAGTCAAGCGGTGGATCATCCATTGGAATATATTCTTCGTCATTCAGTTCTCCGCCATTCAATAAATAATAATATGTCAGAGCTGTTCTGGATTTACCAGAGCCGACGCCACCACAAAGAATACAACCATTTTTCATCTTTCTGACAGCATCGACCTGATAATCCCGTAAACTAATTGCCATATGTCTGACGGTTCATATATCTTGCAGCGAATGGGTCATCCTCCAATGCCTGTTCCACATACATCGTTTTAACATATAATGAAACGCCATCAGACCAAGGATGCGGATTCAGCTGCACGTTAACATTCTTGATCCACATTTTATCTAACATACCAATTGTATCAGCATTCATCATTACTGGCTCTGAATCTCCAGACACTAAATATACTTTTGGTGGCCATTCTGATTCATAATTTACAACAATTCTCACGAAATATCTTGGCTCGAATCCTTCTTCTTCGCCTTCTTTCGGACGTGTCAGTTTCACATTGATGCCCATATCCATCATCTGTCTTGCTAACTGAATATCCGGAATCACCAGTGTAGCATATCGCTGTGTGCTGCGGAATTTGTCCAAATTAGGATCTCCTGAAAAGTGTGTGTCAAAAATGAATCTTGTGTTTTCAATTGTGATAATACTTGCCATAATATAAATCCTCCTTAAAAAATTAGTTTTCTTCTACATCGAGTGGATAAATTGTAACGGAATCAATTCCATCGCACAGAATACGAATATGCTCTGCTAAATCTGCCCTAAAATTATACGCAATACTGTCGAAAGTAGGACTTTGGTCATAGAAACTGCCCAATGACTCTTCTGGAATGATCATACAATCGTGCGAATATGTATATTCAAGAGTTACTCCTTGAAATACACAATCCAAGAGAAGATAATCTATCGCATCCATATTCGGTTTAAAGTTGATTACCATTTTGTAAGTTTTAAGTTCTGGTTCTTTTTTACGTTTGATAGATGTGATGTTTAACATATTTCTTTCATCCTTTCTTAAAAAAAAAAGAAAGAGCCCTTTATAGGACTCCTCCCTTTTGAATTATTTAAAAGTCTCTTCTACATTTTTTTAAATACTGCAAACCAAAGTCAATGCCTTTAAGTCTCCAATTCGTTGCTTTATAAGGATAACCAAATCTCTCATAAAGATTAGCGATAGAACCACAAACATTCATTGCAATCTTACAGTATTTGAATCTGATTTTTTTCATAATTAATACCTCCTAAATATTCTTTCACTATAGAGATTGTAAATTATGCGAATTAACTAAATGGAAGCGGTTCTTCTTCAGGCTCTGCATCCGATACCAGCCATTCAAAATCACCATATTTAGAAATAGTGGCGACTGCCTCATCAACTTTTGTTATGTAGAACGATTTATCGATTTTGTCTTCTAGCTTGAGTTCTTTCACCATCTCAGACTCCATCCAACGATATCCGTCACTTTCTGGTGCAGCATAATATTTGTCATTTTGTGCACGTCTTAACAAGCCAGCCCCACAGCCATCCTGCATCGGTGTAAACTGTCCAACCTTGCCTACGAAATGATAATCGTGTCCTTTTTCGATTTCTGGTTTTAATCGGTTGCAAGCTTCTTCCCAAGACGTATCAGATAACTCACCTTTCTTGTATTTCGACTCAAGCTTGGATAACTCTTTCTCTTCTTTTGTAACATCTGGAAGTCGTTCGTTCATATCCAAATATAAAGCAGATTCAACAGACTTTGTTTCACACATATCCCTAAATGTAATTGGTTCATGAGAAAATAAAGTTTTGAAGACATAGGGTACCTGAAACTGTTTACCCGTAGCCGTCCACCAGATTTCTTTTCCTGTTTCCTTGTCGATTTCTGGCTGCATATATTTCGCAACATACACAGCATCGTTCACCAAACAGAATTTCTGGAACTCAGCTTCCGTTTCAAATTTGTAACCGAATTCTTTGCCAAAATCAATTACAAAGTTCTTGATCGTTTCGTCAGCATTCGGAATCTTGATGGAATCCGTCTTAATGTGACAAACCGTATAGCCACGTTTCTCAACTTCTCGCTTCAGTAAGGTCATAAATAAAGCCCCACGTTTTGCAACAATATTATCTACATTATTTGGATTTTTGAATGGGTTATCGAATCTTGCTTTGGTTAAGCCATAAATTGAATTAATAACGATTTTTAATGCCTGAGCCAAACCTTTAGCATGTTCTTCATTCAAATATGGTTTTAGTACGCCTTTCAGCATTTCTGCAGCTTTCTCGAAATCTTTGTGCTTGATTGCAATACGAGCATCTACGATTTCCTTAAAGATTTTGGTGTATTTTGGTCCAAACGCAACCTCAAATATCGCACTGTGAGGATGCTGCGATCCAACATCACCATCCCATACTAAAGACCAAATGCCAGGTCTTGCGAATACTCGTCCTCCTTCACCAATCTTTTCTCCTAAGTAAGTTGAAACACCGCCCTCATATGTATATCCATGGAAAAATGGCAAGATACTGAATCCTTTTGGCAACGGCATTGACGGATCGTAGTCTTTATAGAGTGGTAAACCATCTGCATCGAAAACTCTGAATTTATAATCTTCTCCAAAACGTTCTCGATAATAAGCATACTGATCCTCCCCAACAGGTTTAGATAAATCGCGCCAATTAAAACTAGCTTTAGCATTCTTGTCATTTCCAAATATAATTTTGGCAGATAAGGTATTCGTCATATCATTTACAGAAACATTTGTTATACCCCATAAAGCTTTAACCAGTTCAACCTGAATTTTTCGTGCCTCATAATCTTCCTGTCTGGCATCAAAAACTGCTTCTGTAGCAATTACATCGTTATCACAATACTCGGCAACTTTCTCCCAAAGTTCTTCGGGGACTGGTTGATCCCATGGCAAACCTAATTCTTGATGATGAATGCCTAACGCAATTTCCCATTTCTTCAAGCTCTGTTTCTTTGTACACATATCATATACATCGATATAGGAAATATTATAAGCATTACCAAATAACACGTTCGGCTTATTATTAATAATCGACTGTGATAAGTTGTACAAATCTTCAATGCGATATTTCAGCATCGCGTAGGCATATAACAAATGATTATCATATCGACGACAGTTAAATCCGACTAAAGGTTTGTTCAAAAGTGCTTCAACATCCTCATGCGTCGGATTAATCATTCGAATAACTGGTTTATCTTTACCTCGAAGTTTCCAATTGATCAAAAATAAATTAGGAAAGATCTCAATATCATAAAACACTAAGTTTTCTTCTATATTGTCTTCCGTACGATTGGCGATGATATCACTTAAAGCCAATGACGCATCAATCGGATCAGCCGGCATCTCCGATTTAAAATGCATTTGAGATATCATTCTCAAGCAATTGTCAGCCTGGTGTGTACTCTTCGCGCCAAAGCTTAAAATATAATTATACATATCTGTCACATCGTACGGCATACCACTATTATAAGCATCATCCAATAATTTCTTAATGAATGACACACTTGATGCTGTTGATGGGTGATATTCTTTACGAAGATTCCTTTCAATCATGTATCGTAAAGTTTTCTCGCTCTCAACGGATTTTTTGTCAATCACGTCTTTCTCCTTTCTTAATGGCAGCCCCCCACTAATATGTGCAATGGGTTCATTATTGCATTTTGTTAGTTTTCTTCTTAAAGAGCTTCCTCCATTAAATACTTTAATCTCGATATAATCATCGAATAATCGACTTAACTTAGATACATCACCTTCATAAATATAATGCAAATGAATGCCCTGACCACTTTTGCTTAACTCAGCATAAGTTCTTGGAAAACGCTGTGCAGCATCTAAGTTCATCTTAAAGCATTTATTGCCATACTCATCCGGAATATCAAAGTCAATCACAATGTGCTGTATTTTTTCTTTTGGAATCTTAACGTAATGCACTTTCCTCGTATCCAAATCAGAAAGTTTAGTGGTTACGTCATCCCACTTTAAAATAGGAATTTCTTGATTGTCTTTCATTTTTGAGTATTGAGCAAACCAATCAGAGCATTCCTTATCAAAAAGTGACTCTTGCTCTTTAAAAACCAGCCAATGATTGTCAAACGCTTCTGTGTGTTCTTTTTCGATATTGTCAACTTTATCCGCCAAAAAATGAACATAATAATTACGTGTTGGTGAGCCGTCTTCAGTTCTTCCTCGCTCTTTGAATTCACCAAAGTAATTTTTCAGTTCTTCTTTGAAGACCCTCATAGAATATGGATAGCTGACCTTTGCGTCATCACAATATGTTTTATACATTTCCCATGCAGATTTGAGTGTAACAGAGTCCTCTTTTTTAAAAAGGAAGTAAGAATCCTCAATAAAATTATAGAAGTCATTGGTCGCACTCATCATACTAATCGGAACATAGGTGTCATACACACCCGGATCTGATAAAAACACTTCTTTGCAATGATAAGCAATACCGCCCAACTCGAATGGAATGAGATCGATACAGTCTTTATACTCTTTTGGAGACAATTTATTTCCTGTCGGTGACACATCTATTAAACGTCGTATCAATCCTGATTTAGCATCTGTAATTTTTACTGGTTTATTAGTGCCCATAAATAAGAAGCACTTGAACTGATTCGTGTAAGTCGACTTAAATTTTTCATTGACTGTCATGTATTCATGGGAGACTAGGGAATTCAATCTGGTGTTATCCTCAATCCTAGATAAGTCTCCGTCATGCTGAATTGCCACCATTGGATTCGTTTTGAATGCTTCTAACGCAAATGTATTACTAGAAGATCCAAGAGCTTTAGCATCAAATACTGTATAATATCCATCAAATAGTTGCTGAATAATATTCAGTACTGTCGATTTACCAGTTCCTGCAGAACCATACAAGACCATGAATTTCTGAATATATTTGGATTCTCCTGTTACAATAGCACCTATTGCCCATTCGATCTTATGACGTTCTTCTTCCGAATATAAAGTTGTCATCAGTCTCTCATAAGCATGAATGTCGCAAGGTTGTAAAGGATATGACAGTTTTTTGCTAGCATAATCCTCTTTTGTTGTTTCAGAATCTCCAAATATAATTTCTTCGTCCAGCATATGGTAAGAGTCTCGTTTCTGACGCTGACAATACCTGTGCCATTTGTCGATCATACCAGAATCTCCATCTCGCATGTAAAAAGTCTTAACATCTTCCTCAGGATGAGCTTGCCTATACTCGATTTCAGCTTTCTCTATTTCAAAGTCAATCAGTTCCACGGCATCGTTTTCATTTGTTGACCAAAGATGACGATTTTCAACCCAAATTGCATAAAAATCACCACCTCGTATCATTAAATCTTGACTGTCTTTAATAATAAACTTTGGATAGATTTCGACTTTATCTTTTTTAGGTCTTCTATAAGAAATGCTCATAAAGTCTAGCACATCATAACTCCCCTTCCTTTCTTAAGTACCATGTCATATACCAGTTCATCTGCCACCATATTTCTACGTTACGCAGATCAACCTTACAGTCAGGAATCGTGAACAACCCTCCTTTGCCGCTTGCCGCATACTTACGCTCAAGAAAACGTCGAATAACATCTTGTACATAAATAACGTTATAATTAGTATTTATCTGATCTGCTAATCCGAGACTATTGACCATTTCCCAGAACCAAATATCTGTACGATCTCCATATTCTGGATTATCCATGATGTGAACTTCTGCTCGACGGGACAGTGCAATCATCATTTCTAATACACTACATGGTTTGTTGAAAATATATGATTGCCTCATTTCATCTTGATACATAGATCTTAATTCCAATCCGTCTAGCATTCGATTTTCGTCCAATGGTATTGTATAAACAAACGGCGTATCGAATAGTTTCTGTAATAATATTGAGTATCGTCTTTGCGTGGTTGTATTTGCAACTTTTTTAATTAGCCATTTAAAATATCTTTCATTCACTCAAACTCCTCCTAGTGGGCATACCGTTTCGGAAAGTCTGTTGATTTTCTAAAATCTTTTAAGACAGCGAAATACGATTTGAGTTTATCGTTTCTGATATAAACACTGTCATCTTCGTACTCTCCAAAATGTTTTAGCCCATCACCAATATATTTTTCTGGATTCTCTACAATCTCCTGATCTTCATTTAGTACGACGCCGTCCGAACAATACACAAATTCAATCTGTGTATAATATTCTTCCTCGCCGTATTCTTCTGGTGAAATAACAACCGGTTTATTTTTCACAGTCTGTTCTTTCTTTTCTGTTGTTCTATACGGTTTTGTTAAATCAGAATAATTTGTATATTCTCTACGATAGTCAGGTCCTTCTTTTTCAGGTTCCTCATATTCTTTCATATCATCAATATCTTCGTAGTTATTTTCTTCTGTCTCTACGTCTGCACCTGTTTTCACTTCTTCATGGTTTTTTTTGTAATCTCTGATAGCGCCTAAAGCAACACCAATTGTAATGCCAAATAAACCACACAAAATATGTTTTCTCATTATTTATTTACCTCCATTGGATTTTTTTCTGTTTCAAGAATAAAGTTTTTGCCCGCAAACACGTATCGTTTAATCATGCCCGTCTGACACCACGCACGAACGGTTGCGACACCGACTTCGCATTTTGCAGCAAATTCCTCTTCTGGTAAATATTTAACTGGATCACCGAAATTGTTGAAACTGACAATGTATCCGTCTTTGATCAACTTAATATCTTCATTCAATTCAGAATTCAAATCAATATTTGTATCATCAGACATTAATAAACAAATAAGATTCTTCCATGTGAACATATGAGATCTCCTTTCAATAATATAAAAGCCCCGACCCTAAATAGAGCCGAGGCATAATAATTTAGATATTTTTAAGTTTGGCGCTTTCTAAGATTGGGCCATCAACATTGAAATCAAGAATAATGCTTCTCTCGTAGCCGTTGACAAAATCACCATTATGTGGCTTAGACACATCGAAAATACCAAAGTCTACATAATTATCTTTTGTTGAATCGTCTGGATCATAAATCCAACCAACAGCCTGACCTGCAATTGTTCTTGGAATACCTAAAGCATCATAAACATCATTCAGAAATAAATATCCCTGAGAACGAAGTTTATCCGAAGCAAATCGTTCCTGCTGCTTGAGGTACATCAGAGAATACTCAGGGTTCTTCTCCCAGCCTTTGCAACCGTCTTCATAGAATCTTGCATAGATAGAATATCCTTCTAATCCTGAAGTTTTGATGGTTTCTTTGATTTTCTTTTTCTTGCCTTTGTCGTCTTCGACTTCTTTCTCAACAACTTGATCTTTCAGTTTCAGATGTAATTCCTTATCTAAATCTTTGCCGAATCTTTCGATGACACCTTCACGATATTCTTTAAAATCTTTATTTAAGATTGCATAAGCAGAAGCCAGTGCCGCATTACGTGTTCTCAGAATATTGTGTCCTTTAATGATCAGACCTAAAGAAAGCGCTTCGAGTGCAAACGGACCAGCATAAAGCTTTACAATTTTAATACCTGTCTGCACACAAGTGATCATAATATCATGCTGTTCGTCTTTCTCTGTATATATTTCTTCTTTTTCCTCTTGCGGACGAGCTGCGTATTCATGGATTTTATCAGTTTTCTCTTTGTGTTCTTTCATGATACCATCAAATTTTGTTGAAGCTTTGCAAGCAGTTGCGAATGCAGCAATACCTGTTATAATTCCGAGCCCCAAAGCAATTTCTGGTGATGCGCTCTTAAGCTTTAATCCTGCTTTGCCTAATTTTGGTGTGATGTTTGATGCGATTTTTGTAATTGATAACATAATATATTTCCTCCTTGATAATTAAATAGGCATAATTCTTGGCATTTTTAACAACCAACCATCTGATGTTCTGATAATACGGGCTTCATCGACATTTGTCCAACCGTATTTGTTGTCCGTGTAAGTACTCGGCACATTTGAAAAATCATATAAATCAGCAACGGATGCGATACCGTACTGAGCAATAGTTCCTTTTAATGCTCGAATTACTTCTTCGGCGGCTCCTGATTCATGAAAAGTTAAGTCGGAATAGTTATATCCATAGGCCGAATTTTTATTTGCAACAGGTGCTGAGTTTTGTGTGGAATATGATCCATAATTGACTCTGGATACTGGCGTTGAATATGTTCCTCCGGTTTTTCCGCCAATACCATAAAATATTGCATCGATGGTTTTCTTTGCAGTATCTGCCAGCATATTTCTGATATATGGTAAAGCGACATCCTTAATTACATAATTAGCTGTTGTCTGTAAATCATCCGCAAATAAGGACTCAGTTACTTTGTCAGCCGTACTGCGTTTTTTCTTTGTACCAGTAGCAACCGGTTTCTTTTTTTCTCCAGATGCTTTTTCTTTTTTGCTGGCGTTTGAATTATTTGGTAAATCATTAAAATTCATAACGTCCTCCTAATTTAGTTTTACAATTTTTCCTGGCAGGGAAATTTTTGTGTTCGGCAAACGATGATAGTCTCGTTTGAACTGGTAAGCTAAATTGCTTCTCGCTTTACGCTCAGATGGTGCATATGTAGAGCCCATCCAAATATCAGCGATACACTTACCGAATTCTAATACAGGACCTTGATAATAATATGATGAATAGATAGGACATCACTCCTTTCTAATTGTCTGGTATTTAGATTTCTTTGGCACATAAAAATAGTCAAAATCAATAAATATAGTCAAGGGCCCAAAAACGATACGAAGTACTCTCTGTTTTTGATAAAACTTTTCTATGGTTATTCCAAGTCCAAACGTCCATGGATACCTAACTATTTTTACATGTTTACCGATTTTAATAGTTTTAATAGTTTTCATATTTCTCCATCCTTTCTTAAAAAAAAAGAAAGAGCCCTTGATAGGACTCTCTCCTTTGAATAACATTAAATCAATTCGATTTACTTTACTTGTCAGTTTCATCTACTGTGGGCTGAACTTTCTCAGCGTCCACAATTTTTGCTGCTTCTCTCTTTGTTTTAGCAGATTCAGCTTTCTTTTTGATGAAAGCACATAACTGCTTGCCTCTTTCGTAGATTGCCACACCTGCTACTGTGCAACCTATTAAGACGGCAGCTGTTACCAAACCTTCACCAGCAGAACCGCTGTCTTCATAACAATTTGATTCTACAACATTTGTTGTTGCTTCGTTGTTGTTCATTTCCATTTCGTTTTTGTTTTCTTCCATGATAAATTCTCCTTTTAATAAATAAATGTTGTTATTCTTTCATTATAGAACTTGTAAAATCTGCGATTTTATTTAAGACTTCTAGGTTTTACTAAATAAGTCATTGTTAAGCATGGTGTACTGTCAGACGCCAACGTTGTATCGTAAGCAACCTCGATGTAACCATTGTCAATATCCCAACCAAATTCATTTCCTAATTCAACTGGAGGAATATCTAATTCCAAATAAAGTTCGTTCAGTGAAATAAACATTTCATCACGCATTCTTGCATTTAAAATATTGATGATCCTGTCTATCTGGTTTCTACTGGATTTAAAATATCTTCCCGACAACATATCATAGCAAAGAGTTTCACCGTGATCCGTGATAATAACTTCCCGGTTCTCAACAGGATTTTGTTTGACATGTTCTTCGGCAACTGCCTGTCTAATTTCTTTTTCCTTGTCTACACCGAGAACTTCTACCGCTTTAGATGCGTATTCTTGATAAGCTTTATCTAATACTGCATAACCGGCAGCTAGAACTGCATTTCTCTTTGCCCAAATATGATTACCTCCAAATATCAATGCTGCAGATCCACAAAAGATAGCTACTGTTGGGACGACATATTTCCACGTAACTCTGATCGTATCTTTGATAGGAAGTTTGTCGACCTCTTCGAAACCTTCATAATTTCGTTCTTTAGCTTTCTCATAACGCTCATCATTGATTCGATTCTTCTCTGCCTCTAATGCATTGAGAGCTTTAGGACCATTTTTATAAGCTGAATATACAGCTACACCCATACCACCTACGCCAACAATTGCCATAATAATCGGCGCATTTTTCTTAGTGCCAGCTACAAACACTTTTCCTGCATTGTTTAATTTAATTTTTGGTAATTTAATCATTGTTTGTTTCCTCCTTTGTAAAACGTTCGTCAATCTGTGCTGTGATTTCTCTTTCAGTTACTACCTGCTGAACAATCGCTACTACAGCAGCACCTACTCCGAGAATTGCATAGTCTAATAATTTGTTGAGTTTCATAAAATATAATCTCCTTTCTTATAAAAAAAAAAGAGAAGCCCTTGATAGGACTCCCCTAATTGTCTGAATAAATAAAATCTTATACGAAACCGATAGGATTTTTTTTATTAGTTACTGTTGATTTTTTGTATTTGGTTCCAAAATAGGATTTGCCTCCACCACAATATTTGTCAAACATCAACTTTCTATCATAATCGTTAAAACAACTAAGACCTACATCTTGAAGTTTGCCAATTACTTTGAAACATGCTGATTCACAATATGTGTCCAAGACACCTGCTATTTCTTTACCAATATAAAATCCAATACCTAATTTAATTGCATCTTTCATTTTCATAATAAATACCTCCTAAATATTCTTTCACTATAGGAGTTGCGAATTTTGCGATTTATGTCCATTCTTCCAAGTAGTCAGCAGATGGCTCAAATATCGGCCAAATTGAATAAACGCAAGGACCGCCGTCATCGCCATTATTGACAATACGATGTTCAAAGTCTACCCAAAAAATGCCATCCGAAGTTGTCCATCCAACAGATTTACCATATTCGGTTTGCGGCATACCGAGAAATTCATATAATTCGTTTAGAGAAGCGTATCCTCTCATTGTAAAATTTCGATTGAAATGATATTCAGCATCTATAATCTCTTTCTCATAAGCATCAATAGATTCACCAGATATTTCCTCAATCCATGTAGCTTTTTCATCGGGTACGTCGCAACCAATATGATGGTAATTGCAATTTTGAAGAATCACTTCGTCTCTGACTTTCTTGTCTGCCTCTTCTCCATATAAGTTAACCAAAGATTCTCTATACTTAGCAAAGTTCTTATTAACTAATGTATAAGCAGCGATTAAAGATGTTTGCTGTTTTGCATTGAACACATGAATGCCAAATATACAACAAATCGTACCAGTTCCCACTGCAACTGCCGGCCAATAAACTTTAGCGGCCGTAAATATAGTCTCTTTCTTGGTTAGAGGTTCTCCTTTTTTCTTTTCTTCCTCTTCCAATAATTGTATTGCTTTAGGTGTTTCACACGCAATAAACACACTAGTTACGATCACGCCACCGGCTGCAATACATGACATAATTAATGATTTATTAATTTTCATTAGATTCACCATCCTCTAATAAATTTACAACGTTATCGAATGCCAGACATACTCCATCGTCTTTGGTGACAATGTTAATGGCGTAATTTTTAAAATCTAAAGTACTATCAATTTTCCAGCCAAGTGCTACTTTATCCAGTTCTTTAGGAAGCCCCAAAGCTGATAAAACAGTATTCAAATCTACCCAACCATTGGCTAAAAGGCGATCGTTGAAACAACATTTCGTACTTTCGACTATTAAATCAAAAGTAGCGTCGTGCTCGTCATTCCAAAACATAGAGTTCTTTGCCAATACATAAATAGTTGTCTTTTTCATATTTTTTCATCCTTTCTTAAAAAAAAGAAAGAGCCCTTGATAGGACTCCTCCTTTTGAATAACGGTTTAGTAAGTTACTTTTTAACGTGTTTGATTATATTATTGATAACACAAATAAACCATACGAAAATACATCCCTGAACCCATCCTTCTAATGCACCACTCAAAAAGCTATATATTATACCTTTTCCAGCGTCATCATTCTGGAAGGCTTCATAAGCCTTATCCATTAAGTCATCTGATTTCTCAATAACCATTCTACCTAAACTTGTCATAATAATACCTCCATAAAATATAATTATTCTTTCACTATAGAACTTGTAAATTTTGCGATTAAAAAGAAAAGAGGAATCTCAATAGAGACTCCCCTTTTGTCTTATTTCCTGAAAAACAAGAACTTAATTATAGCGGTTATTATTGCTATCGGAACCAATATTCCTATTAGTCCTGCCACAGCAATACCTCCAATTAAGAATGTTGCTGTGAACGCAAATAATAACATTGTTCCCAAAATCATCAATAATAAACTTATCATAATATCCACTCCTTTCTTTCACTATAGGAGTTGTGAAATCTGCGATTTACTGAACTTCTGATAATTTATCTAGCACTCTAGCTTGAACTTTCAGATAATAATTTAATTCAGCGTCATTCAAATCGTCTTTCATTTTATTAAATTTATCTGTAAAATCAGCATATTTGGTCATATAACTAGCATAATCTTTGAGCAATGCCGCATCTGATGAATTCTCATTATATTTTTGCATGAAGTCGACGTACTCTCCCATAAATTCTTCATAAGAATCCAAAGCTTCTTTTGTTTCTGGTCGAATTTCATCGCTACTAGTTTCAGAAGATTTTGGTGCAGTTGACTCTGTTTCGGACTCGATGGTGGTATCTGTTTCTTTATGGACATAAAAACTTATTTCCATAGTTTTATCGTCGTCATCGTAAGTTAACATTAAATCATCTTCTGCATCATTAAAAGCTCTATACCAGTCTTCGTATTGTGTGAAGTTTTCTGTGAATCCAGCCTCTTTCACAGTATTAACATATTCGTTGAACAAGTCTAAACTATAATCGGTAACAGTTGCGAAAAAATAATCTGTGGCATTCGTGTCAACTGAACCACTTTCTTTGTTTGGTATTGGTAGCATACCAGCTGCACCATCTCTTGGCCACATAGTCGCTTCTGTCTCACTCTCAGTTATTACAGGCACTGCAGAGTTGGGACCACATCCAATAACACTGATTGATAAACATGCTGCCATAGCCATTGCTAATAATCTCTTTCTCATAACTTTGATCTCCTTTCAAATATATGATTATTATATCACACAAAGGCAAAAAGAAGAAGTCCTTTATAGGACTCCTCCCTTTTCAGATTAGAATTTGAATAATTTTCTTGAGTCTTGTCTAACTGTCTTGAATGAATCAGAGCATAATGTCCCTTCTTTTTCGAACTCCCAGCCCCTCGTATAGTTATAGCCAAAGAATGCTAAAGCTCCAACAAACTTCAGAGCATCTAATCCTATATGCGTTATAGTATTGATCTTTTCCCTTTTTTCAGTTTTCTCAATACTTTCCTGCTTTAATAGTAATTCATACTGCTCTTTCAACCTTGCCGAAACACTTGCATACTGCTCACTATCCGGTGGTAAACTTTTCAGTTCGCTTAATAACGAACGAATTTCCTCCTCTAACATTTCCACAGTCGTTTTTTTCTTCTTCTCTTCCATGATAATTTCTCCTTTCTAATTCTTTCACTATAGAGGTTGTAAACGATGCGAAAAGAAAGAGCCCTTGTTAGGACTCTAATTCTTTTGATAAAGTTTCGATGATTTCTTTATGATTCTTGATTCTAAATTCAAGTTTCGCCATCTCATTTCTTTCATAATCTATAAGAACGCGTATAGCAGCTTCTTTGTTTCTGTCATGAAACCATACCATCTTGTTTTGGATTTTTCCTTCATAGTACGAACATTGTAAAAGTTTAACTTTTTCACCATTTTCGTCTATGACTGAAAACTGTCCAAATAAGGTGCCTCATGCTTGTTCATAACCAGATACACAGCCACGATACTCTCTTAAATGACCATTCCAAAGACTATAAAGATAACCATTTCCTAAATCATTAATTTTTTTACTCATATTTTTCACCTTTCCTTTCACTATAGAGGTTGTAAAAAATGCTATTTTTTAACAACAACTTTTAATACGGTATAATTATTGTTAATGATATTGTTTAATGGTGCAATCATTTCGAATGAAATTAGATCTTTTTCAGGATCTGTAGAGTCGATAATTAAATTACCAAACCTTGTTGTGTCCATGCAATATCTGGATAAACAAAAACCAATAACAATTCCTACTAACAAAACTATAACTACCAATAAAAAGATTTTCATATTTTCACCTCCCTGGAATTTTTACAATATCAGTTTACAGTTTCATTTGGGAATTTGCGTGATACAAAAAAAAGAAAAGAGTCCTTGTTAGAACTCCCTCCTTTGAAATTAATCCTCAACTTCTACGATGCTGTAATCAATCTGAATACCATCATAACCGTAATATGTTCCAAAACAATTTACAGAATCTCTTACGTCGTTTTCAATATTTTCTCGTACTTCTTTGTACCCAGCGTTAAGTCCATCAACGTATCCAACATTGTGTCCTTTGCTGTATCCCATAGAATATACAATAAAACATGAAACACCAAAAATGATTGCTGTTATAATTGCTGTCACCATTACTAATAATTTTCTCATAATAAATACCTCCATAGTAAAATATCGTTTATTCTTTCACTTATAGGAGTTGTAAAATCTGCGATTAAAAAAAAAAAGAACGCCCTGTTAAGAGCGCTCCTTTCTCATCTGGTCAAGTGCAAATACTCTTTGAATCATATCCCAAATAGTAGATTCGTCAGTATCACGGATGTATCTTATAATTTCTTCGTTGCTATATCCTTGTCGATACATAGCCTCGACGACTTTATAAGCGCCTCCATAATTATCTTTTCTTCTATCATTTGTTTTTGTATACATATTTTTTCCACCTTTCCTTTCATTATACACAATGTAAAATCTGCGAATAATTAAGGATATAGAAAAATTTTCTATACAACTCATAGTAATGTTTTCGACAGCATGGTATCTGATATCGAGTTCTCAACAAATCGTATGACAAATTTTCTGTCACTCCGATTAATAAATATTTACCGACCAAGTTGTCCGTCAAATAAGCAGTTTTCTCAATTAGCTTCATACTTTGAATATACTGATCTCTGCATGAGGCTGCGATCTCGGTCCTGCTAGATTTACTTAACCGCTTACCAGAATATCCTATTTTTGCATAGCCATCAATAGAATTACAAACACTTTTCCAATATGGATACTGTAAGCAAAAATACTTCAGTTCATAATATCGATGCTTAGGCAGCCAGTACTCATTTTTCTTAGACAATTCAGGCTTCATATCTTTTCACCTCTCCAGTAGTATCCTGTATGCTCGTACAAAGCTTTAGGAGAAATGTAGTAGTTAATCCGTCCTAATTTGCCGTTCATATCCTCTAGGCTTGTAACCAGCTTACCATGTCTCGTTGCAATCCCGATTGGTAAATATCCCGTAATCAGTCCCGCACGTACCCAACAGCAATCTTTGCCATAGATTTTCGCAGCTACTTTTACAGGAACGCTTTTCTTTTCCATTCGATCACATCCTTTCAAGCTGATAATACTGCTAGATTGTACAAATATCAAAACAACTTGAGTGAAAATCAAAACGAAAAGAAGAAGCCCTTGATAGGACTCCTCCCTTTTGATAAACTATTCAACTGGTTTCATATAGAAACTAATCGTTATTTTTGGAAATCGTTTAAGTCTTCCTGTAAACACTAATTCTTTAGGATCTACATAAAAGTCCAATATTCGACTGACATTTTCCCTATTAAATTTATTCACAATTGCCTTCATATACATATCAGCAATAAACTGATTATATTCGATCAATTCAGTCCAATCCTTATCCTTATTATCCTCAAAATAATTCGGATGAAGCTGATTGAATGTTTCGTTTAAAAGATCAGTTATGCCGCTATTTGCTTCTGAAGCATATATGTTATAAACTCTCATAAGTTCTTTTTCCATCTTAGTCTTCATAAAGGGCATAAATTTCAACAGTCCTAAATCATCTTTAATTTCATAGTAAACCTTATATAACTGTTCCATAATAAAATCTCCTTTTCTAATAAAATATTGTTTAGTTTTCATTATAGAACTTGTAAAATATGCGTATCCATCGAATCATTGTCGTCTCGCAAGGATGATCTTCATATCCAAGCGTCCATATTGTAATCAATCCTTGAACAACACCTCTAATAATTTCCGCATCGTACTGTTTGTAAGGCAAAATATCATCTGGAATAGCTCTGTGGACGCTTCCGCATTGCTTACATTTATATCTTGCTAAAGTCAAATAATCTTTGACTCCATATTTTCCTATACAGATTCGTTTGACATGATCGTAATACGCTAACTTGCCACCACATTTTGGACAAATATAATTACCACATTTTATCATAAAATCACTCCTAAAATATATGAACTAATTGACGGTTCATACACTTGGCTGTATAATATAGTTATTAGTTATAAGAAAGGAGCTCTAAAAATATGTTGATTAAATGCCCAGAATGCGATTTACCGGTTAGTGATAAAGCTATTATGTGTCCGCACTGCGGATATCCACTCGCATCGCAAACTCCACGTCTTCGAAAGCAGAAACGTAGACGTAAGTTACCTAATGGCTTTGGACAAATAACCGAGATTAAAAATAGAAATTTGAGAAAACCGTTTAGAGCAATGGTTACAATTGGGGTAAATGAAAATGGTAGACCCATACAGAAAATGTTGAAACCAGATTCGTATTTTGAATCATATAACGAAGCTTATTCAGCACTCGTTGCTTATAACAAGAACCCATACGATTTAGACAGTACGATTCTTGTTAGTGAATTATACGAAAAATGGTTGGAAGAATATAGTAAAACAATTGAATCAGCCTCCAGTCTCCGTTCAATCAGTGCTGCTTGGAAAAGATGTTCGTCTGTGTATAATATGCGAGCGACTGATCTGCGTGCACGTCACATTAAAAGCTGCATTGATACAGCACCTTCAAATAGCTTAAAAGGCCGTATCAAATCGGTATTTAATTTGATGTTGGATTATGCATTAGAATATGAAATCGTAGATAAGAATTATGCTCGTACTTTTACTTTAGCAAATGATAATCCAGATGTAAATGGCCACATCATATTTACTGATAAAGAAATGGATAAGATTTGGGAGAATATTCATTTACCATATGTAGACTTAATCGTCATACAATGCTATTCTGGATGGCGTCCGCAAGAGTTAGGTTTGATAAAAATTGAAGACGTTGATATTATCAACTGGACATTTAGAGGTGGTATGAAAACAGACGCTGGCAAAAATCGAATCGTGCCAATTCACTCTAAAATACGTCCATTAGTCAAAGCTAGATATGACGAAGCGATAATTTTAGGCAGTGATTATTTGTTCAATTGTGCGGATACAGCAACCCATCGAAGTAACCTTAAACTAACTTATGACAAATATCGACACCGTTTTGATAAAATTCGAGATCAGTTAGAATTAAATCCAAATCATAGAGCCCATGACGGACGCAAGCATTTCATCACACTTTGCAAGAAATATGATGTTGATGAATATGCGATTAAATATATAGTTGGTCATAGTATATCAGATATTACTGAAAAGGTTTATACGGATCGTTCAATTGACTGGCTTAAATCTGAAATCGAAAAAATAAAATGAGTTGGAAAATGTGTATGAACGATATGTAGGAATAGTATATGAAATCATGTATGAACCGTACAAAATTCTCTACTTTTTACTACTCCTACATACGTTCTAAGCCATTGATTTTACTGGATTCTTTAGAACTTGCCAGCTCTTGCTGCTTCCTCAACGGAAACAGGAATCCTTGTAAATCAAGTATTTTCAACATTAAAATGTATGAACCGTGAACGAACGGCCTGCATTCAACCCTTATGTATTGGTAACTTATCGACTTCTTCGATTACTTTCTTAGCAGACCCATTTCCGCCCATAGCGGCATAAGGCTCGTATAAATAAGTAAACAAGTTCTCGTATTCGTCTTGTGTTATGTGTCCTCTCTCAATATACGTCATGCCAAGATATATAATTCGATCATGTGCTAAGCCAACCAACATTCGAGTTTTTGCATCTTTTCTATCCATTCTCTTTTGCACAAACGCCCACAAACCTGAAGAAGCAAGTGCTGACACCACAATTGCTCCGATGATCTGTACCCAAAATTCCATTTTATCACCTCCTTACGCCATCATTTTTTCGATTTCGTAAGGCACAAAATAAAACGCATCTTGTCCTAAAAACGAATATGCAATAGAAAATATCTTTGACCCATAATCCGCGATAAAATTGCAGACCCATTCTTCTGCTTCAGTCCAATACCTCTTGTAAACCATTCGATGTATGTCATCGAGTAGTCCAAAACTGATTAATGCGCAATGTCCAATCTCATGGATGAGGACTCGCTCTAGCATCGGCCTGTTTAATCGATTTGAAATATAAATGCATTTCGTCTTCGGATCAGTAGTACCAATTGTTCTAGTGCCAGTCCTATCCACAAGCATTGGATGATTTGGGTCCACGAATAGTATTCGCCATAAATATCCATTCATAGAGAATCTATTCATAGAGATTATCTTATTCAGCTAACTCATTTGTAAGCATTGCTAAATTATTCTTGATATTTTTTCTAAGCTCTGGGTCAGCAGCTTTCCAAATATCCCGAACAGTTGTCATCATGTCAGACATATGCTCCATCGCATGGGTGTCCATTTCTTCCTTATCGTGAGGTGAATTGGTTTCCGTATAATGCTTTTTTGCCATTTTGAAATCCCCATAAGATTTACCATAGCGAATCGGCAATTCGTACTGCCAATCAACTTTATCCATTGGGTAACCCATACGATAATTGTCGTCATAGGACTGGGACTGATCCATATACGGTTTGTGAATATACATCCGCTTCCAAAGATCAGGCGTATATCCGTACGGTACAGTTGCATCTTCCATTGCTTCGACAGCTGACTTATAATAGCAAGCCTCCATCAAATACTTCTTAGCCTGAGCCATGTCTTTAATCATGTCTACGACTTCACCAAGTTCTGCCGTACTAATATACTGCGGTCCCTGATCTAATTCAGACTTAACAAGCTCCTCTAATTTTTCTTTGATTTCACAAATAGTCTTGCATTCATTGCCCATACTATCACCTCCTATGCCACACGACGAATAGCGAATGCTGTATTTGCGTCAACAATTACAGGAACCGTACCAGTATTGACAACTGTTAATCGGTCATAGTCTCCGCAGCAATTCCGTAAAATTGTTGTTGTCGAGACGTTGTTCAAGTCGTTAGCTGCGGCAGGTACAGAAATCATTGTCGTTTCTGGCAGAGTTTCTCCGCCAATCTGAATTGATAACTGTACGGGTGTAGCTGCAGTTGCCCCGCCAATGTTACCGGAAAAAGATACAACATAAATTCCAGCAGCTCTCATTTTGACAGAACCCGTATTTTCACGATGGCACTCGTTGCATCCTGTACGAAGAATTTTTGAATTAAAGGTAATCGCCTGCCCTGGCTGAATCGTCTGAGCATTTGCATTTGATAAAACAATCATAATTATACCTCCATAAAATATAAATGCTTACCCGTTACAGCAACCGTTTGCATTTGAATAGCACCCATAACCATAATTTGCATATGGATTTGGTACAGTAAACGCTGGCACAGCTGCTGGTCTTAACTGCTGAACCAAATACTGATTCTGAGCAGCCTGAGAAGCAGCAAGATTTAATGCCTGAATAGCCGCAGCCTGTTCTGCAATCTTAGCATCTTTCGCATCCATCTGAGACTGTACGAGCTCATCATGAAGTGCACGATAATTTGCATTATCATTCTGCATAATCTGCTGTGTCTGATTCTGAATAGCTGTCTGAATAGCACATGCCTGTGTTGCTAAATCGTAACTAATCTGAGCCTGTCCCTGTCTGTTTTCACAGCAACAATTTGCTAACTGTGTGGACAGAGCATTTGTGTTCTGCATATTAGCTACAGTATCGTTGTTAATCGCCTGCTGGATACCAAAATTACCCTGCTGAATGGCATTCTGTAAAGTATTTGTTCCTGTCAACAAACTTGTATTTACGGAATAAAAACCGTCACACAAACCGTTTTCAATGCCGCTCAACTTATTGATAATAGACTGTGTGTCAAATCCACGCTGAATATCAGCCTGTGTTGCAGCGGATTCATAACCGTTTCCACGATTATTTCCCCATCCGCCATTTCCCCAGCCTCCAAAGATGGCAAAGAGAATAATAAGTACCCACCAACCATTTCCGTCGCTCCAACCATTGTTGCGATCATTTCCTGTTACAGCTGCGATGTCAGATAAACTAGGTGCTCCATTTCCATTAAACATAAATATGCCTCCTTTAAGAAAATATATTTATACAAAATAAAGCTCGACTATAGACGCGCGCTTTTCCATAATGAGACTTTATTATGCATCAAATATGAAAGAACCGTTTTGCCTGTGCTAATGCGTCTTCTTTAGTAATTCCGTATGTCTTGCAAAGATTCTCAGCAATCATCTGACCACGTTGAGAATCTCCATTTTGAATTACTTTCAACATCTCCTGTGCCTGAGGATTTTTTGCTACGTTCGGATTGCTCTGTAACAGATTCATTGCGAACTGCTGAATATTAATCATTGCTGATTTCCTCCTTTCTAGGCTGAGACTGTTTCGTCGGCTTTTGCATACGATCGAGTCGTTTATCAATTTTTTCAACTTGTTCTTTGATTGAAGCTAAAGCAACTTCTATATTATTCTGTGCAGGCTCGGCAGATGGTGATGGCTGTTCAGGTACAAATTTTACAGTTGTAATTGTACCGTCGCTATTCCATGCTTTTGCATAAATGCATGAATAATCATTTTTAGGAAATAGACTAACCCGACCATCCATAGGAATCTCGTTTGGTGTCACTTCGTTAATGTCTGTAACAACTCTTCCCGGGATTATGGGAGGACGTTGCTGATAAGACTGCAACGGTGACTGTTGAGGTTGAGGCTGTGGTGTATAGTTCGGGTTAGGAATATTAGGGTTGAACATCGGATTATATGGTTGATAAGGTAACATATTATTCAACTCCTTTCAAATATTTTACTCTTGCATTACAATGAAATCACATTCTGTCATATTGGTTGGAAGTCCTTTTATCGAACCGTCATCTCTTATTAAAAAGCCATTTGCAATCTGTCTTGGATTAGCGGAGCCCTTCGTATAGTATGAATTTCCAGCAAATGACATTAGCACTGTAGAGTTCTTGGCGAAACCATACACTGTAACGGCGCCAACATTAAACCCTGCATCTGTAATTGATGATAAATCGGATGGATTTGTAACATGGGCGATCTTTGGACCACTGGTTGTCTCTGCAGTACCAGTCACCTTAATACCCGCGGTAGAAGTGAATGTCTTTCCCTTAGCAACGTCAGCAGCCGTAGCGTCTCCGAGTCCAGACAAAGGAGTGCCAATAGTCTGCCAACTGTTTGCGTACATCAGGATGTTCTTATCTCTCTGATAATTCAACTGCAGATCGCTGCCGCTTTTAGATGGTGTTGTATCTGTTAGAATATTTGACACGCCAGCTTTAACAGTGCGTACATTACCATTGACTTTCGTTCCCTTAACATATGCAGACACTCCATATGCAATATCATTTGCAGTAGCTGTGGCGTCGGATGTGTCGATACCAGAAGAAGACGCTTCTTTAAGCTTCACATAATAATATCCATTTAGTAATCCATCAGGCGGATACGTACCTGACGCATCAGATGACACATATCCAATAAAGCTACCTTTTCCTTCTGTGTATGTGTCGCTAACAGTTGCTAGATGATAATGTTTTACGAAACCAGAAGATGTGTATATAACTGCGGCACGATACACAGATTTAGGATGTGTTTCTTCACCTTGACCCTTAATATATCCGTATCCGCTTCCCAGTACTTCGGGTCTTCCGCCTAGAACAAAATAACCATCGTCGGTTATTGTATATTCGCCGTAACTGATACCACTGCAGTCAGAAGGCATCGAAGTTCCTAAATCATCAGACAACGTAACCTCATACACCTTGCCAACGTGTTTTTCCCAAATATGTTTTCCCGAACCAACGCCCTCGTATGTACCGGTAACCAAAGCACCTGTTTTATCATGAAAGGTTTTCCCTTTAGCAACGTCTTTTGCTGTTGCCGTATCGCTGGTCAAATCCATCAAAACTAAAGTACCATAAACAACTTTGTTAGCCGCCATTTTGATTTGTCCTTTCTAATACTGTCTACCCAATAGTGATTGTCTTACCACCAGCTTCGTTATCGGATTCAACATAAGGAATCGCTGCAACGGTAACCTGCGACAAACAGTTATAGTTTTCATCTGGTAAAATTTCCTGAACAGTTGCTTTTGGCGTAACGGTCTTAGCCTGTGCTTTCATGTCTTCGGAACCAGACATAGCACCTTCTACGCCTAAAATTGTCACGCCTTCACGAATATTCGCTGCAATAAGTTTGGCCTGTTCGGCCTCTGAAATCTGAACTTTACCGGAACCATCATGATAACCCTGAGGAACTGTATATTCACCGGCAACCGTTGAAATATTGCCTGAAACAGCTCCGTTGTTAGGCATAGTACCAGTTACTTTAGAGCCCTTTACATAGGATGTCTTTCCTTTCAGGATCTCAGCAGCTGCAGCTGTGGCGTCGTTCGTATTAGCATTATATGTACATGTACCTGTGATAGCATTGCCTGCCTTATCATGTGCTTTGATACCTGTTAAAAGTTTACTCGGATCGACGGTATCTCCTGTTAAGTCGATCAGAACCTTACCATTGAAAATAATTTTACTGTTACCCATTAATTTCTACCTCGCTTCCAATGTATATTGTTTGACCACCAGACGGATTAGCGACATCAAAATATGGAATAGCAGTAATGGTGACATTATCGTCCATATACTTTTTTTTTGTCGGAAGTTCCTGTGCTTCAGCTTTTGGAACCACTGTGTAGTCACCTTCATACGCGTCTGGTGTAATCGTAACCTGTTGAAAATAGTCAAAACGAACTTTGATGTGTGCTTGCATTCCGTTGAATTTATTAATATTAAACGTCATCAAATCACCCCATCTTTTAAAATTTGTGAAACAGCAACTCTGAAAATATCAGAAGCCATCACTTCATCATTTTTAGTTCTTACTCGCAGTTGCACATGTGCATCATACTTGTCGTTAAGTTTCAATGTATCTGCTTGTGATAATTGAATTGTAACGGTGTCTTCTGATAACGTCGCGTCTACAATCGTCTTATTTATGATAGGCACATTTTTCTGTGCAACTGTCATTAAAATATTTTCCAGCAAATCGGTATTGAACGGTAATACGAATTCCAAAGTGGGTGTCGTACCACGAAACATAATTTCACCATCCTTACTTGTTTGCCTGTTTAATCATCTGATTCACATATACAGATAAACCTGCGACTAATACGCCCTGCACGAGTGCTGTGAAAATGCCCATGAAAATATCATTGGTTGACCCGAATGAACTTGTAGCCATTACCCAGATTGCACAGAGAGCAATGCCGAGTACACCTAAGATCATTGGAATATAATTGTCTTTAATCTTCTCTGTTTTCTTAATACCCATACCAATAAAGTAAAGAACGATGGACAAGACGACTAATTCTGGTTTGACATAGTTGATAATCTGTTCCATTTTGAATTCACCTCCTTGCGAAACCAATTTATCATATTTGTGAATGAATCTGGGAAATAAGAAGACCAATCTGTTGATGGTGATTCTGTTTCAGTTTCTGGCTCTGTCTCAGATTCTGTTTCAGTTTCTGGCTCTGTCTCAGATTCTGTTTCAGTTTTGAAATAAGAGTCTGGAATCACCACATTCTCAGCAGCTTTCTTCCCAGCTTCATAGGCAGCATCATAAGCTTTTTCAAGGTCTGGCATTTTTGGAGGGTGCAGTGGTGGTGTGCAAGCTAAAGCCGGAACAGCAGTTGCTACTACAAAAAATGCGCAAATCAGAAATGCTAAAAGTCTTTTTCTCATAATTATCACCTCTTAACTGTCTTGGCTTTTGTTAAAGACTTAGGACCAAATGAACCATCGGCAGCCAATTTCTCCGCTTTCTGGAATGCAATCACAGCTGCTTTTGTCTTTGCGCCAAAATCTTTATCGACTTTAGATCGGTACGTGCCATACCAGCGTAAGAACAACTGAAGACGTTTTACCTGTTCACCTGTATCTCCAGATACTAAGCACTGTTTCTTAGGCAGTGTCGGGAAAGCACCTGTGTATCCACGCTTAGAGGATTTCTTTGTAACAATCCAGATACAGTTTGTGTCATAACGAAGTTTCTCTGGTGAAAAATATCCAGTATTGCCACGAGCACCAGAATCCCGGATATAAAGCTTGCTATTAGACAAATCTGTACAAGCTAAGAAATGACCGCCACTTGTCCAGAAATTATCTTTAGCGCCATTGGATTTACCGACCGTTAAAAATACTGCCCACCAATCTCCTTTAAGAGACTTCATCTTGGCCATAGCGTTCTTCCAAGAAGTGCCGCCACCATGCTCCGGTTTGTAATATCCTTCGATTGTGAATCCATAGTGTTCGAGAGCTGACGTAATGCCCGCTCTTGTTGTGCCTGATGAGTAAAAGTCGCCGTGATCAGATAGCCATTCTGCAACCTTTCGAGGATTGATGTTAGGGTCGATATTCGTACCGATGCAAGCAACAGAGCAAGGCCCGCATCCACTAGCTGCCATCGAAATACCTCTGACTCGTCCCCATTCGGACTGTGTAAATGTTTTAGACATAATTGCTCCTCCTTTCAGAATTTATGCATAAATAATCTTTTTGCCATAACGAACAGCACATTCATGTTCGATTGTACAGCCACGATATTTATGCCAATCTTTACAGAAATAAACAATGTCCGCATCAGCCATAAGTTTGATAGATTCTCCGATATACCATAACGGTTTAGCGTCATGCGGAGCGTCTTCGAAAAATGAATCAATGACTTCTACCTCTTGATTTTTCGGAACGATTAAACGAAATAAATTGATCACCATATTTCGTTCATTAAGAATTTCTTTGTCGGCCTTGTCGTTCATGGGCTGACTGATGAATACTTTCATGTTTTATAGACCTCCTATCCCTCCGTATAGCAAGTGTTGGTCTTTTTCCCATACACATCCTCATATAATTCCTGCTTATCGCCGTTGTATGTGTACTCTGCATAGATGCCATCTCCATCGATTGTAGTTGACGCAAGACACTTGTAGTTCTGTAATGTTCTGCAAGACCAGACAATAAAAACATCATTCAAATCAATTTGTGTCTCCGGTATGTGTTTATTATACCATTCAACAAGTTTCTTTTTCGCTATGCTCTGAAAGTGATCCATTCCTGTGATAATCATAATTTAAACCTCCATTTTGAATAAAATAAAAAGAAGAGAAGGAGACACATTTCTATATCTCTTCTCTTCATAAAAGGGATTGTAATTCGTGCGATTGGTCGACTAAAGCCCTCTTTAGTTAATTACAACATTTCCATTTCAGCTTCAATTCTCGGAACGTAGAAAAACTCATAGCCCTCTAAATTTAGGTGAATACCATCGCCACTAAAATAAGTATCTCTAAATTCTTGATAAAATGGTGTGCATCCTCCTTTTAACGCGATGTCGGCATAAGAAATACTATATTTTTCACAAACATTTCTAATCGCTTGTAAATATGGATAGAAACCATCATCCAAAACACCTGCGTTTGTCATTATTTTATGGGGGACGACAAACAAAATCTTACTTGCAGGATAATTCTGTTTAATCCATAAACAAATACTATCTAATGCACCGTATGTTGTTTTATCGTCTCTGCCAGAGTTCATGTTTTTAGGCATTGTTCCAATAGACACGCCATTGTTCCTTTGAAAATAATCGTTAAACCCACCCTCTATCAGCACATAGTCATATAATTTATCCATCATCTGGACTTGTTCAAGAATTGAGTTAGTCATTCCATCTCTTTTCGCAAATGTTGTTCCCGATACAGCAACTTTTTTCATGGACATTTTATTTTTTTCAGCGATAATATCGGCATACGATTTTCCACCACTTCCAAATCCAAAAGCAACACTGTCGCCAGCAACAAATAAACTTTTACCGTACAATTTGTTTTTTCTAAAACGATAATACTGTGCTAATTTTATCTTGGATATATTGGCTCCAAACGCCCACATATTATTAGTACATATCAACTGATTTAACATATAGCCTGCGTATTTCTTACCAACATTAAATTTTAATGGAATATCATTTATCGGAATCACAACAACTCCAAACTTTACATTAATTGCGGTGGCATTATTGATTGAAATACCAATATTTTTATTATTAAAAGCGATTAGACTGGATGATTTCTTTTCTTGGACAGTATTTGTTAACGTTTGTGCATATCCACCAAAGGATAAACCAAGTATTATCGACATTCCGCTTGGAATCGTTCCATCTAGTATAAAAATTTTGTATCCAATCGCACTTAACCCATCCATCATAGATAAATTAACGCCTAAATCAATTAATGTGTATGTAGTAGCTGTTCCGTTAAGCGATATAATTCCGTCTTTTACACTATATGTCAAACCATTAACTGTTTTCTCTGCAATATTGGGAAGAGGTATAATGTTATCTTTATACACTGAATCAGCAGAAATCTTAGCAATTTCTCCATTTCCAGATATATCCATCATTTTCGTAGACGAAACTACTTCACCGTCTTCCCCGACTTCGTAAACAACATTAGAATCCAGTTTTTCTTTATTTAAGTTTCCTATATCTTCCTTTATCGAACCAACATCATCTTTAATCGGTTGTAAAGTTTGTGTCAGATATTCCGATGTTACGGCTGGATTTTCTTTGAAATAATTATCAACTTCTACACCGATATTTTCTTCGACTTTATCCATACGAGAAATTAACTGAAGAACAATATCTGCATATTCTTCAGTGACAGCTTCAGTGCCTTCGATAGATTCATAGCAATTACCTTTTGCTTTTCTTGTGGTAAAGACTGTGTCTCCGGTTTTTGTTTTTGCTTGAACCGCAAAGAAAATCTCACCAGAAATATTCTTGTCAAGTACATTCCTTGTGATTGGCCAACTGAAGACGATTTCATCTTCTGTAGCTGTGCCATTTGGCGCATCGCCAACGTCACAAAGAATCTGCCCGATTTTTGTTGATGCTGAAATATAATTCACATAGAGATAGCACTCAGTCAAATCGATGCCGTTGCCTACGATACGAGGCGACTTGAAATATTTTCTTTCAGCATTATTATCGCCATAAACACCAAAAGCGGACTCTACTTCTGGTATTGTGATATTTCTCGAATCGGGATCAACAATTAAATATGCATCCATATTTTGTTTCCTCCATTTATGGCTGGTTAGTACCGTTATTCCAAGCTATACAAGCCTGGATATTATAGATTTTACCTACAGGGCCTGTCATGCCTGTAAATTGTCCAGAAGCAGTCTTGCCGAAAAAGAATATTTTCTGTCCTTCAGTCAATTCTGCATCTATATGCACCGTCAGTTCTGTTGCATTAGATAAAGGCAAATCTTTCCACCAAATGGCACCGCTTGGATTGGTTTGTGTGTTAGAACTTTCACTTAAATAAACGCGTGCGTATTTCTCCCCACTGGTCGCATTTGTCCAACCGGTAAACTTAAACCTGTAAGTACCAGACTTTGGTGCTTTAAAATAAACAGATGAACCAGAAAATAATTGTTTTACACTTGTAGAGCTACTATTTGTGGACACATTACAAGACTTACTCCAAATCGGTGTATCACCGGCGACAATTTCACTCGGTAATGAACCGGATGAGCTTCCTGCTTTTCCTACGACTTTTACACCAGAAGCAGAATTAAATGTTCTGCCGCTGGTCACATCATCTGCGGTCGCATTACCAAAATCTGATAAAGGTGCTTTTACAACCGTATTTGTGTTTGAACGTAAAAGTACATCTTTTGTATTACCAACTGTTAATTGAAGATCGTTACCCACTGCACTATTTGTAACTGTTCCAGTTGGTGTATAGGCGCCAGAACTAATTTCTTGAACTGTGCCTGTGATCTTAGAGCCTTTAGCGTATGCGGTTTTGCCTTTCGCAATATCACTTGCTGTAGCTGTTGCATCTGATGTGCTAATCCCGCCACTTCCTGATCCTCCGGTATTTGTTCCCGTTACTTTTACGCCTGCGGCAGATGTGAAAGTCTTACCAGAAGTAACATCAGCGGCTGTGGCATCTCCAAGGCCAGACAAAGGTGTGTCAATAATACTCCAACTGTTAGCTCGCATAATCTTGTCTGTCGGATGCTGAGCGTTTAATCGTAAGTTACTACCGTTTGCACTCGGTGTCTCATCAGTCATCGTAAAACTATTACTAGCTGTAATATCAGTCAATGCTCCGGTGACCTTAGCTCCTTTTACATAAGCGGTTTTATTTTTTGCAATATCACTCGCTGTAGCTGTTGCATCTGATGTTGAACCGCCAGAAGTGGCAGCACCTGTTATTTGGTTGCCATGACAATCATGTGCTGTATAGCCAGAAAGTAACGTATCCACGGTCACAGTGTCGGAGGAAATATCCATAAGCACTGTTCCGTCTGATAAAACGACCTTGTTATTTGCCATTTTGAATTATTCCTCCTATCCAATTGTAACTGTGGTGCCATTATCGTTGTCAGTCTTATAAACTGGAATGGCGTTAACTGTGACCTGTGACAAACAGTTATACCCGTCATCCGGCAATACAGACTGTGACAAAAATGTTGGTGAAATTGTCTTAGCCTGTGGGTTCATACCGCCCGATGAAGTGCCTCTGTATTTTTTTATGCCAATAATTTTAACGATTCTTCTATTCGCATCATCATCAAGATTGATGGAACTTTTTCCATCGTAATTAGCACCACCATTCCAAGAAGTATATATTGAATTAGCCACAGTTAAAGTTTTATTTTTAATAGTTAAATACAATTCTAAAGCTGTATAACCGGCTATACCCTCCGAACCGCCTGCTGAGTCATCATAATTTGAAAATCTCAATACGCGATTAAACTCATCACTTGGATTTGGTACGTTCACTCTTTGAACGCCTCCCAAGCCATAAAAATTCACATATATATCTAAATAATCATAATTGATGACATCATTTCCAAGCGCTATTGATGCATTTTTAGCAGTACTACCATTACCAGCATATAAAGTTGTTTCTTGTGTAGTTAAGGCGTCGTTTACCTGCTGAATCAGAGTTCGAGTTTCTTCTAGTTTCTGAGAATATGACGCTAAATCGCTAGCAAGTTTCGCAACACTATCAGGATTACCCGTAGCATCAGCATAACATTGTTCGATTGCGTCATGAATAGACTGGCGTACATCTTTTCCATAAACGGCATTCAAAATATCACTTAATAATGATTCAAGTGTAGTTGCCATGACATATCTCCTTTATATAATTGTTTTCACTTTATTCAAATTTAGTGAACTTGAAATCTTATGAAGTATCTTAGACTCCTTTGCTGCCTTGTCTGACAAACTGTAAAGCGACTTTCCAAATGTGTATTCGCTCGACATAGGATCTTCAAGTTTGTGGACGATTTTTGTACATTGATAATAAGTGTCAATGCCATGAGGTAATGATAAAATTTGATGATAATTTCCGCATTGAATTCGATTGACGTTGACTCCTAAATCATATAAATCAGCTGCTGTAATGCTAAAACTCATTTCTAAATCAAACATCTTGCCTAAATATTTCGTTGCAACTGATTTAAGGGTTTTAGCATTTGTGATATCGTCAAACATAATGGTTCCGACGATTCTTCCAAAAGCGTTGATTCCATTTTTGTCTTCGATATAATCTTTTCCATCATTGACTGATTTAATAGTTAATGGTTCTTCACTGCTTGCTCCGTCTTCTTTTTTAGGCTGCCTTCCTAGAGGTATTAATACTGTATAAATATCAGTAGCTTCCGCTGATTCATTATAATCCAACAGATTCACACCGAATTGTATTGGCTGATCTGATATTGTTCCGGATACTGACGAATAATAAATTTTAGAACCATCAAGCAGAATATACCCGCCATAATTATCGAGCAAATCCTGAACTTCATCTAATGAAGTCCTGTATTGGTAGTTCTCTGTAATAAAGTCCGTTTTATACCCCAAATCGCAATAACCAAAATCAAATCTTTTCTGCACTTCAACTTGCTGGTTATGTTGTGATAAAATATGATTAAAGAACTTTTCAAGTGTATAGTTCTTTAAGTTGTAAGGACGAATAATCGAATCGTTGAAAAACGCTAACTGACCTTCACAATAAACCTGTTTCGCATTATAAAAGTCTTTCGTATCGTTGAGTACTCGTCCTCTCCAAACAGTTTTGTCGTCCTCATCTTTAACTGCAAATATGGTTGTCAGTTTCTTATACTTATCGTATAATCGATGAGCCGGATAAATCGTATATTCTAAAGAACCAGCTTTATTAATTTCTTCAGTCCAAGTCGGATCTATAAGATTATACTTCGGATCATTCTGCATATTAGGAGCGTACAAAATATCATTTGTAGATTCATCAACAATATAATACACTTAAATACGCCCCTCTCTATATTCAATAGACACTGTGCCATACCCAACAAAAGTCATTCGAGTCAGACCGCCCTTGATAACTATATTTGGGTTTTGGAATTCACCATCTGTCATTCGAATGTTACTAATCGTTCTGGTTCGATCTCCATTTTGACTGTAGATAAATCCTAAACCGTCAGAACTCTTTACATGAAAAATCGGTACAACGGGCATCTTTGCATTGACAAGATTAACAGTCGTAGTTCCAGCAATTTTGATATCTTTATAGCTATGAACATAATCTTTTTCGAAGTTAAACGGGTCCCAAAGCCAATCGTCCAATGAAGTGACGATGCGTTTCTTGTATGGGTATAAGTCGTAATCAATCGTAATCATCGACCAATCTTTGCTAGATTTCCATTCGTTAACTGTAAATCGTCCTTCGAAATACCAGTCTGGATCATCCTCCAAATACATCTGCATATATTCACCGTGAAGATAATCGCAAATCTCTCCGTAAAGCTCATACCATTCCTGATAGCCATTCATAACGTAAAATTCAAGTGAACCAGTTCTATTTTCGAAAAGTGGATATCCGGTTAAAGCTTCTGTGTAATCCAGAATGCCGTTGCCTCCGGGAACATCCACGTATTTTGTCTTAACATCTGGCGGATTAATGACAGGACGAGAAGATGGGACTAAATGCCAGTCGTCCCATGTATTCTTCTCTCCGAACACCACCGAATGATAAAATTCAGATCTTACTGACATTTAGTTGCCCCTTCCTTTATAAAGTGCTCTCATACCTAATCTTTGATCCATCTTGTTTTCAATAGAACCAACAAGCGCTCCAGTGTCCATAACCATTTCCATGTTATACATAGACGCTTCGAGACGATCAATCGCTTCCACGACATCCTGATTACTATACATAGCATTCTTGTTACGAATGTTTGATCCACTAATTCGTTCAGTTAATGTCATACCGTAAGAACCGATGTGAAGACCCTGCAGCTGACGGTTCATGCCATTAATAGCCATTGTCCCTGCATTAATACCGTTCAAATCAACAATTGGACGAATCACTGGCTGTACATCAAGATCACTATTCAAAACTTTGGATATCTGATTAATCGCAGCATGAATACCATTTGTTGCGGAGTTAGCCATCGCCATAGACACATCATAAACCGGTTTGATATTGTCATGCAAAGCGTTGATGAAAGCCACTCCTGCATAATCACCGATCTGATAGAAAACCTTTGATGGAGAATGTTCATTCAGTGCTTTCTTTGCTGCTCTGGATGCTGCGTTAGCCATAGCCCTTGCTTGAGCTTCTGCTTTATATGCATTTGCGCTAATACCATTTGCAAACCCTCTAGCAGCATAGGCACCTGCTTCGTAGAAACTACTATAACCTACTCGTGCGCCTCTCGCCGCTGAATATGCCATTGAAGATGCAGCATTTCTTGCTCGACTTCCTCCATTGCGAATACCGTTTGCCATTTTGACGGCGAAACTCATGCCGACCTGAGCAAACTGTGAGGCAGACGATCGAAGACGACCAATTGTTAATTTCACAAGATTCATGAACATCTGCGGAACCAAATTCTGTCTGCTTCGAATGCCGGTTACAATAAATTGGACAAACGTTGAACCAACAGTCTGTGCTTTACCATAAGCACCAGTAAATGCATTGATAAATCCATCGACTCCAGCTTTTCCAGCATTTGATAATGCTGAACTGAAATTAGAAATAACGCTAGTGTCTAAGCCTTGCATAGATTTCATTGCGTTAACAAGACTTGAAATGGCGCTTGTAACTCCGTTTAATTGATCGGCTGATACACCGGCCATTGACTCATAAAATGTATTAAAGTTTTTTCCAAATGAAACCAGATACGTTCCTAAATCGGCAAGTGTGTTAGAATGCGAAAACAAACCATTTTGACCTTCTGGCACAATGCCATTCAACATTGTTACAGCTCTTGAAATATTTGATGTTGTTGTAACTATTCCATCATCGATTCCTTTGACAGATTCTGAATATTTAGCAATAGCCTGACCGAATGCAGTTAAACCTTGAGCAAATTTGCTTATATCGTTATCGCCTGAAAACAAGCTGACAATGCCGCCGCTATTAGGTAACTCTGTAGCTAATGCAGCAATTGCTTTTCCTGCTTCAACAGAATTATTAATAGCATCAGTGTTAATCATACCGTCTTTGGATACTATTTCGGAATAGTCGGCAAGTGCTTGACCAAAATTCTTCAATTGCGAACCAAATTTCTTCATATCATTGTTGCCTACGAAGAAGCCTAAAACGCCTCCACTGTTTGGCAATTCTGATGCTAATTCGGCTATCGCTCGACCTGCATTTGTAGAAGCAGTAACCGCCTCGGCATCGATTTTTCCTTTAACTGCGTTCGAGTATTCGGCCATCGCTTCACCGAATGGGACCAACTGATTTGCAAAATCTGATAAAGAAGATCCACCAGTTAGCCATGATGTTATACTATTTAAAACGTCTGCTGCAGTTAACGCAAGAATCGTCTTTGCAATATTTGCAGCCCCTTCTGCGGAAGCACTGTCGACACCAGACACACCTTCTATAAACGGCTGGAGATGTTCGATGAAGTCACTCAAATTATCAGCAACGTCTTTCAAGCTGTCAGTCATTCCGGCCATAAATCCACCAACAATATTTCCAACAAACTGTCCAATACCGTTAGCGACTTTATTCAATAATGGAATTCCTGTATCAATCAATTGCTCCAGCCCAGGGAAATATTCACGTAATAGTCCAGCTGCAGCCATAAATGCGGCTACGGCGGCGATTACAGAAGACATAACGCCAACACCAACTAGTGCTGACGCTCCAGTATTTCCAATTAAGCTAAGAATTGCAGTGGAGGCCGACAATGATAATAACAACACTGATAATGCGGCTGCAGTTCCAAGTGTTTGCTCAACTGGAAGCCCCGCTAAAATATAAATGATTCCAGCAAGAACCGCTACAGCAGCTGTCATGACAATCAAAGTCTTATTAGCGCCTGTCATGAATTTAGTAGATACAGAAAGAACTGCAAACATGCCCATTAAGACGGATAAAGCTGCCGTTGCCCCAGCTAATTTGCTTCCATCTATCATAGACAAAGCTGCAACCGATATCGCCATAACCGCAACTGCGGCAGTTAATGTGACAATTGTTGCTTTAACATTATCTGCACGACCCGCAAATTTAGATACCAGAATCAACGCGGCAAAACATGCTTCCATTTTGACGATAGCATCCAATGCTCGATCTAGTCCAGCTGGTTCGATCTTAGACATTGTGTATGCGACTAAGGCAATAGCAATCATGGCTCCAGACATTGCAAGAATCATAACACCAGCTTTAGCTGCATTTTCGCCTGCAAACTTAGACAATGCCATGACTGCTCCAAACACAAGAAACATTTTTGAAATAGCATCAATTGCCTTATTCAGCGAACCTTTACTCATCTTACCAATTTGTTTAACGGCATGAATAATCAAGTTAATCGCAACCGCCATCATAAGGATACCTGCACCAGCAGATTTTGCATTTTTTCCAGCGAGTCTAGTGATTAACAATAAACCAGCCATCATGCCAAACACAATTACAAATTTGCCAAGATTATTTGTGATTTGGTCAATATTAATTTTAGTGACATTTTTAATAGCACCGATTAAAACGTTCAATGCAATTGCAGCTGTAATAGCTGTCAAGAACGAACTTGGTGAAATAGCAGATGCAATTTTTGATGCACCAGCCAAAGCCAGCATCATTACCGAAATAACACCTGCTGATATAGCTGCCGTCTCCATATCCATTCCCTGCATCTTGCCGAGTGCTCTCACTAACAAGTTAACAGCGATTGCCATTACTATAAGCATCTTTGATCCTTCTGATAACTTTGGAACAAATTTGCCCATGATCGCAGCAAAACCAAACATAGAAAACATTAGTCCACCGAGAACCATTAAATTTCTATCTAATGACGCACTGTCTAATTTTTCCATTTTTTGGAGAGTCTTTACGAGAATATATAAAGAAGCAGCCAACGCTAGCATAGACTTATACGATCCGGAGAAAGCACCTAATTTACTAGCTGCGCCTAAAGCTAAACTTAAAAGCGTCAATCCGCCTGCTAAAGCACCGAGAGCAATACCTGCTTTGATCAAATCGCCAGTCTTAACTCTACTTAATGCGATCAATGATGCTGCTAAGATAGCGACTGATACTGCTATATTGCGAATTGCTTTAGATTTTATTTCAAGTGCTTCCGCCTTAACTTTAGTCGCAAAAGCGTCCATAACTCCTTCAAATGATTTCAATACATCGCTGATTGTCTCAAACGGTTTTCGCAACAGTTTAACAACTTCAACCAATTTCTTGCAAACATAAATAATACCAAGACCAGCAGCGACAGTACCTATAGCGCCCCAGTTAAGTTCATTTAAAGTATCTAAAATACCTTTAGTGCCTTTGGCTATGTTTTCTTGCATCCATTTGAATGCCGAAACTATTGTATCTGTATATCCTGAAAATTTATCAGAATATTCTTTACCTTTATCCACTAGTGATTTAAAAGACTCTTTAGGATCGAAATTAACATTTGTTACTTTATCTCTTATTTTCTTAAAAACAGTGACAATCTTATCTCCAAGGCTGTCGAAATTTGTAAAGTAATCAAAGACTTGAGTTTTAAACTGTTTAAGTGTATCTTTGAAGCCAGACAATGAAATTTTATCCATACTTTCCAAGCTCTTAGTAAACTCTTCAATCCGTTTCTTTCCTTCTCGCAAATAATCCAAGATTTTAGTCTTGCCCTTAGAGAAAGCATTTGTTAATTTTTCGATATGAGTCTGAACTTCCGGTACCTGCATAAAAGCTTTAATCCATTCTCGGAATAAGTGTATAACCATTTTGACGCCGCGAGCAAAGTACTCTAATCCTTTAGTCAAATAGTTATTCGTGTTAATCCACTCTGAGCATTTATAAAGAAAATCGCCAACTCTAGCCGTAATATCCAGAATGTCAACATCCATATTACGAAGAATGACTCTTAATGCTTTTAAGCCGATTCCAAAAGCACCGCCAGCAAATGTCGTAAAGATTTTAAGCACTGAGAACAAGCCTTTAAAAGTTCTTGTTAACTTATCGACCTGCTCATCGTTTAAAACAAGATAGCTTGTAAATGTATGAAAACCGTCGATTAAATTGTATAACTGATCAGAATTAATTGAGAACAGACTATCCCAAGCTGTTTTGACTGCTTTTAAAGGATTATAGATTGCTTTAATTGTATTCCATAAACTATCAATCAAAAGTTCTCGTCCAGTTGGTCTGGTCATCTTTTCGATCAATTCGTTTAATGGTGTGCCAGTTTCTTCAGCTTGCTTTGCCAATTCTTTCAGTTTCTGCTTCTGTTCATCGGTTAAATTCATAGATTCAATCGTTGCTGCGTTGACTTTATCCATGTTAATTTCCCAGCCAAGAAGCATATGATTTACGACACTCTGAATAGCTTCATAATCGTGGCCAGCTTCAGCTAAAGCTTTCTTTCGAGCTTCGCCATTGCCCCAATTACCTCGAATGACTTCTTTTGCTATTTTTTCGAATTCTTCGAGTTTAGCATTAGTAGATGTTGTCGAAGAATCTAATTCTCCGGCACATTTTTTCATAGTGTCTTTAAGAATATCCAAAGACAGCCATCTTTGCTTCAATGTAGCTTTGAACGAGCCTTCACTTTTCTCCATTTCATCTATAGCGATTCCATGGTCACGAGCAGTTTGCTTCAGTAATTCCTGAAATTCCTTAGTAGCCTGTCCTGCTTTTTCAAGCTGTTCCCAGTCACTCATAGAAACTGATTTAGCGCCTAAAGCGGCTTCCAGCAAGTTGTTTCTAGCTTCACCAGACTTGTTAATAATACCGCTGAAAAAATCAGATAATTTGGTATAGAATTCTTTCGCTTCTTCGAAGTCGCCGACAATAATCTCCCATGTCTGAGTCCATGTGGATTGCATCGCTTCTTTTAAAGTGTCCATTAACTGACTGAATGTTTTGACCTTTGTCGCAGCATCTTCAGCAGTATCTGACATCTGAATCAATTGTTTGATTTCGTCTTCAGACATGTTGCTTTTCTTAGCGATAGCAGCTGCTAACTTATCATAGTTTACAGCTCCATCGCCAGCCGCTTCAGCTTCTTCCCGCATCTTCTGAACAGCTTCTGCTGTCAAATCAGAATTCTCAGCAATATATTCATTAACGCCACTCTTTGTGAATTTGCTCAGAGTTTCCGTTAAGATATCAGCTGTAATCCAGCCTTTCTTCAATGATTCTCGGAAAGAGCCTTCATCTTTAATCATTTCATCTACAGCAATGCCATGAACACGAGCAGTTTCTTTTAAAGCATTTTGAAATACTTCGCCACCCATACCTGCATTTACAACTGAGTTCCAGTCCTGAAGTTTTACAGTACCAGCAGCTAATGCCTGAGATAACTGATACATAGCTGTCGAAGCTTGGAGTGATGTAGAACCAGATACAGCAGCCAAGTTAGCGATACCCTGAATGGCTTTTACAGATGTATCCAGGTCAACACCGGCCGCTGTGAATGTACCAATATTACGGGTCATTTCTGTGAAATTATAAATCGTTAAATCGGCATAATGATTCAGTTCATCTAAGGCTGCATTAACCTGTTCAAGTGTTGTGCCTTTAGCTGATGTATTTGCTAAAATTGTTTGAACGGCATTAATCTGTGTTTCATATTCTTTAAAACCAGACATAACTGGTTCAAATGTAAAGGCATTAATTAAATTTTTACCGGCAGCCATTGCTGATGTCGTAATATTAGACAAAGCGGTGACTGCGATAACTTCCATTGCTGAAAATTTAAGTTTCAGTCCGTCAACTGAACTGCTCAGTGAATTGAGATTAACATTCTTAGCGGCTGCGTTTACATTATCGAATCCTTTAGCCGCGCCATCGAGTTTGAGACTACTTTTTAGTTTCTCAAGCAAGCTGACAGTGCTTTTAGTTTTTTCTTCGAAGTCTTTGTTGTCAAACCGCATCTCGACAACTTTTTCATCAATCGTTGTGCTCAAACTCTAGTCACCTCTCTCCAAATTTCATTTACCATTTTGTCAAAAATAGGACGGATTGCAGGGTTGATATAGTCTCTTCCCTGAACCCATCCTCCGGTTCCTGTTCCATGACCGTACTGAATAATGATGGCGATTGGAACACCTTTATTAACATTTGAATTGTAAAAAGCAACTTTCGCCGATCCATTGCTTTTTTCGATTTTGTAATACCATGAATTGGCTGTGACACCAGAGTCAACAGGAGTTGCTGACGAAAGGGCTTTAACCCCCTCGCGCCCGTATTTATCAAGAATCCCCATTTTGATTGGATCGCGAATTCTATCTAAGTATTTGAGCGTCTTTGAGAAATCGCCCTTTTGTCTAAAACTAATCATGATTACCTCTTTCTATGCTTTGCTCTATATCTAGCATTCACTGATTGATGGTGCTGTGCTAATTGCTGTGCTGTCATCTTCTTAGCCGGGGTGTTCTTTCGTTTACATACCTCGATCAATGTGATTAAACGGTTTAGATGCCATTTCTGAAATTCAACAGGAATCTGCAAAGCAATCATGTAATAGTAGATCAACTCATTTGTCATTATTTCATGGTGAGGAGATGCACCTTCTTTTTCTTCCGTTTTAGTGAATTGAGTGGCGGTCATAGGATCATTGATATAAGCATCAACCTCTTCGATTTCCTTACTGCCAATATTCAAATAAACAGAATCTGGAACATTCTGTGTAAGAGTCATGCATTTAATGTAATAGACACTTTCTTCGAATGTTTTTTCTGATTGCCCTAAAAACGGTTTGTGATAGTGCTGTTCCCATTTTGCTAACGAAACAAGAGAATGTTCAATTTTTATTCGAGCCCCTTTTCTCGACACAAACTCTTCTTTTCCTTCATCCCATAAATCGTTATAGTCAGGAATTGTTAAAGTGTACAAATAACATCACCTAACCTGTAATGCCAAATTTACTAATGTCTTCTTTTGAAACTCTTTCAGAAAGGGTTGAAGGTACTACCCTGTTGATAAAGTCGATCGCTTTATCCGTATCGCTAGCCAATTCCATGTAAATTAAGGAATAGGCTGGAGATGATTCAAAATCTTTAGTAATTTCTTCTGATTTTCTAAAATATCTGCCATCATCCGATTTGATACCATATGACTTAAGCATGATTGTCTTAAACCATTTGGCGATTGTTGGGATGTCTTTTGCGTTAACTATTTTTTCAATCATTTCTGTAAGACTTCCAGCTGTAGTCATTTCCATATCGAGAAGTTCTGCCTCTGACAGATTGAAATGAAAGTCTTCGGTTCTTTCAACGCCATTGTAATCTTTGTAAGTTTTTGTAATCTTTAACATTTTAATCTCCTTTACTAAAAAGCACGGCCAGCCAAACTGAATACCGTGCTACTACTATATTAAATTATTCCATTTTGAATTTTTTAAGCCGCTGTAGCCATCTGAACGATTTCGTCAGGAAGAAGTAACTTCGGTGCCGCTGTAGCACTACCGAATAAAGCCTCTTCGATTTTCTGCAGTTTGTCTGTTTCAATCTTCGTGCTATCAATTTCGATATGCGCAGTAGCTTTATGCCCTGTCACATTGATTGGTGTTGTCGTGGCTTCCCAAGAAAGTGTAATAGCTTCTGGACTGTCGTTAATTGTGGAATAACCTTTTTCAGATGGAGAAGCCTGCGCACCATAAATAATATGAAGCTTGTACCCGTAATCTGTACCCTTTACATCGTTACCGAGTTTTGTCTTATAAGCTAAACCAAATGGTTTACGAGACTGCTGTCTAACTGATACGCCCTTAGCAAGTGATGCCATGCCATCGCAAACATCGAATTCTTCAGGTGATCCATAAGCTTCAATTGTGAAGCCATATTCTTCCGCTGAAATTAAAGTTAAATACTTAATGTCATCTGCATACAGAGATGTTGTTTCTGCTCCAGACGGTGACTCTGTGATACCAGTTACACCATTCCAAGCGACACCTTCTCCATATGCGCCAGTATCGTCCATAACATACAGAGCGACATTTTCCACACCGGTTTCATAAGTTCTCTTACCGGTTTCATCCCATACAAGTGCTTTGCCAGCCATTGTCTAATCCTCCTAATAAAAAATAATAAAAATGTCATGATTAAGATTATCTGTAACGAAAAATTGTACATATCGTGATGTAGGAATGCGAGAAACACGTTTAACAATTTCGCTATCAGGGTTCTTGTCCATGACTGTTACTTTATAAGATGTAGCCTGCGTGTATACGAGATTATCAGCAAATGTGTTCTGAATGTCTTCTCGTTCAAATACAATCGCAGGGTATTTCATGCGAATATTTGGTGGCGGCTGATAATAGACTTCTTTGCTGCCAAGAATTTCTTCCAAGATTTTCTTCAAGCCTCTCCAATCGCCATTACTCATTGTAGATTCCTCCTGTCGTTAAAATTAATCTAGGATATTCTACTCGAATATTAGTGATTTTCCATTTGCAGCCCATAAATGTCAAATATCGCATAGCATGAAAATTCTGGAAGGCATACGGATCAGCAACGATAGACACCTCGTTCGAAATTGTGATGTTATCGTGCATTAAACCGCTGGCTTCCAGACGTCTAGCATTCTGGATGATGTCTCCGTAATATGGCTTAGTCACCATTTTATCTTTGACAATCCCAGATTCATCTTCAGTGCATTCTGCATATCCAACGTATCCGTAATACCTAGCCATTTTGAATTTTCTCCTTAAGCAGTCTTCACAGTAAAGTCCTTAATAACATCTGTGATAGCGGTTGGTGAAGCCTTAGGAACAACACATGTAAATACTTTATTCGCATATGCAACCGGTCTGCAGAACTTCTTATCGCTTGTCTGGATAATCACTTTTCCAGCAAGGAAAAATCTTTCAATCACTTTAAGCTGTTCCTCCGTAATTGTTTCTTCGCCTGCTTCATCTAATGTCAGTTTGCTGCTAGAGTCTGCATATAAATACATAGCTTCAACGTACTTTAAGTCGGCGTCATGAAATTTAATATTTTTCATCGTCTATAATCCTCCTTCGACTAGGCTGCCTTAGTTTCAAAGATAAGTGCTGAATAAGGTTTGATCAGTGCACCAGAACATCTTGTTTCCATCAGATATTTCTGCTGGTTGTAGTCAATGTCAAAGTCATCAAACATAGATACAGCACCGCCCTTGTCTGCGCCCACGTTGTAGTCTGCTGGGTTAACCATAATACCGAGCAGATCGTATTTGTCGCTGCCAACGTCTCTCTGAAGACCTTCCATAATCTCAACAGGAACGATTTCTCTTACACGAAGAGTTGTCGCCAGATCAGAAATGCTGTTGTAAATACGTCTGCCAGTTGTGTCTTCAATCAGAAGCATGTCTGCAATCATATCTTCTGTTGTAAACAGGATAGGATTACCAGAACCTTTGTAATTCTTTCTATTCTTGATCGCAGACTTAATGAATGTCTTAGCTTTCTCTTCATCAGTAGCGCCAGCAGTAGGTGTGACTTTAACTTTAACTGAAAACAGGTCTTCATCTGTCCAGATTGGACGAATGTTCTGTTCATTAATCTTGTCATCAGAAGAAGCAAGACGACCATCACCAACAAGAATCGCTCTTGCGATTTCCTCATCCAGCATCATACGCATTTCTGTCTTTAACCAAGCGATTACATCGAAATCTGTGATGTCGATAACATCGTCACGATCCATCTTCTGTTTCTTGTAAATTGTTGTCGGTGTTGTAGTTCTCTTAAGCAGGCTGAACACTTCTTCTTTCTTGTATTTGCCTTTGATGTAGCCCTTTGCTCTAGCTTCATCTTCTGTAATGTTTGCAAACATAGACTTAATTCTGCTGAAAGGTGTCTTGTGGACGCCGTTCATCAGTTTTGCGCACCACTCAGTCTCTCGCTTAATGAAATCCGGTGGATTGTTAAGTGTTTTTGCTTCTGGGAACAGCCAGTCAATATCAGCAATGCCATATTCATCAGCATGTGCTAAGAAACTTTCTTTCATAGAACCATAGCGCTTGCCATCGTTGATAATTGTCATCATAGCATCGTGGCTAAGTACATTTGTTTCCTGATCCTGGTCATTGTCGAAAATGTTATGTTTCATTTCTGGATTATCCTCCTCATCATCATTGCCTGCGTCGCCTTCCAGTGCCATGCCAACCATATAAGCGACGGCGTCTTTCTGTTCTTCGGTCATGGCATCGTAAATATCTTTTACTGATTTGTTTTCGTTATCTGCCACTTTTGGTTCCTCCTTTTTAGGCTCATCATCGGAATGACTTAATTCCGTATCGATACTTTCGCCGGTATAAATAATTGCAGAGTCATCTGAGCCATCAGCGTGCTGCATGATTGAATCAATTCTTGCCCCTGGATTTGCTCCAGCTAATACAAGACTTACTTCGCGGATGACACCGTGCGTAACGTTTTTACCTTGCTGTTTTAACTGATTTGCAAAAATAGAAAGAGCCGAGATGTCTCCATTCTCGACTAATCGTTTTGCGTTCTGTCCTGACTCTGTATCATTAAATTTGCAGTATGCTCTAACACCTTCTGGACGGTTCTGAAGCAGTGCATGACCAAGTACATTCATTGGATCATTGTGCTGATGGTTCCAAACTAAAGGAACTGTCTGACCGTCATTGTCTTTAAAAGCATCTTTCATGATGATACGTTCGTCTGAACATCTGAGATTATTCTTAGTGGCCCAGCCACCGAAATCCCACTTTGCCATTTTGAATTATTCCTCCTCGTAGTTTTTATCGTCATATGATTCATAGCTTCCATTCTTAGCAGCTATGTCAGCATTTGACTGACTCAGATTCTTGTTTCGAAGTTCATCTGCTTTAGGATCTTTAGATGGCTTCATACCAACTATCTGACGAATTTCGTTGGATGTCATAATTTCGTTTCGAGTAAATTTATCAGCAATTTCAGCAATGTTGTTAACTGGAACTAAACGGAATGGATCTCTGAAAAATTCAATAGACTGGCTCTGTGTTCGAGCAGTCTTCGTCAGAAATTTTCGTTTGAACTCATCAACGATTGCTGATAAAATTGGTTCGATAGTTCGGTTATTATAATTCAGCATAGTTTGCTCGTCTGCTGTGCCATTCATGACTTCTGCTGTTAATCCTAACTGGCTGTAAAGCATACTCGTTAAATATTCAACATGTTTCATGAGATTGTTTTCAACAGAACGATTTAACTGTGTAATTTTTTCCGTGCTATCGATATATGCAATTCCGTATTTGGAAGTTGCTAACTGCATTTCAATGTCCTTCTTACGGGACTCTGCCTGAGCCTTTCGAGTCTCAGTTTTAATGGTGTAAGGTAACTGAATAATCAAATCCATCTTACCTGAAGCAGTACTTTCATCGGTTATATCCAGCAATGCTAATTTTCGAATTAAACGCTGCATGGTTGAATTGTATTCATTCATAACCGAATACATCGGATTTTCAATAATTGCGGTTGTTCTCTTTTCAACAACAATTTCCTCTTTTCGACCTGTACGCTCGTTATACGCTTGAACACGTACATGTCTTGGATACCATTCGAGAATTTTTCCTGTTCGAAGACTAAGAATATCGTAAGAATCTGTATTTCTTGGGTCGATGCTTGTATCAACAGGAATTACTGCTACACAACCTTCATCCAGCATTGACGTTACGACGTCCTGAAAAAATGCTCGACTCGTTTGGTCGAGGTTTGCTTCCAATGTTAAACAGTTATTTAATCCACTGTTAATGTCTTCTGTATAACGTTGATTTTCGTCTAATCGTACATGCTTGATGTCAATAGAAGATGCATCAATTGAAATACGATTGATGATTGAATTAATGATCGAACGTTCACTGCCTCTTATCAGTCTTGGACGATCTGGTCGAATAGAAGAACTTTCTCCATAACTAAAATAAGACCCGTTTGACGGATCTTTGTTTCTAAAAGCATTCCAAGCGTTTTGGAATCTATCTAATAATGCCATTTTGAATTCTCCTAACTAGCCAGTAAAGCATTCACTTTCTTCTTGCCACTTACTGTTACAGAAGAATTAGCAACACTATTGATGTTCACGTTGGCAAAGGTTTTATCCATAGCACGCTGCCATCTCTCGGCCTTTTTCTGAGCTTTTAAATACTTGGCAGTTGCTTTTCCAGCTTTTGCGTCTCTCATTTTAGCTTTGCTTTCATATTTATCAGCTTTATATCGCGCACGATCTGCTTTGCTCTGTAATTCAGCAGCTTTCTTAGCATTTGGAAGAAGTCCATACTTTTTACGATCTGCTTTGCTCTGTAACTTATTAGCCTTAGCGTCTAATTTTTTGTATTTATAAGCAACACCGGTATTCGCTTTAACGTTTGCTTTAATCATACGAGCATGTGTTTTCTCAACCCTGTCATTAAGCTTGTTACGTTTGGCAATCGCTTTACCGTATGCTTGGGCTGCATTTCTTCGAACGCCCCATTTCATTCCAAGTACGCCATAATGCTGAAGCGAATCGGCATCATCTAATGTTCTAATACTATATAACTCATTCATATCATTCAAATGCCTCTCTATTTAATTTCCAAGCGACAAAAGCATCCATCATAGCAGCAACTGCATCAATTTTTGCTTCTCTTCGCTTTTTCAAAAGTTTACGGTTACCATTAGTATCTTCTGCGACAATGCAGTTTCCCATTGCGAATTTCATTAACTCTTCGTCGAATCGAAGTAAACGATTTTCTGCTAATTTTTTCAATTCTCCCAACGGTACTGATTCTGTTCTTGAACCCTGAATAACTTTGACAACGCCAAATGAGCCGTTTTCTTTCGACCATCTTTCGACAAAGTCTACGGCATTATATGGGTCATAGCCGAAACATACCACCTCATAATTACTATTTACAATAAAATTATCTAGGTCTTCATAGACATTCATCATATCCAGAACAGTGCCTTGCATAACTATCAAGCTTCCCTCGTTGATGAATTGTTCATACTTGTCTCTCATGGCCAAAGGTAATTTGTTTAAGGTATCTTCTGTGATATAATCTCTGGTTTTAACGCCGAAACTGCCATCTGATAACGGAAACAAAAATGTAAAAGCGCAGAAATCATCGCCTTGAGATAAATCAGCACCCATTGCACATGGCATATTCCAATAATATTTTTTTCGATGACATAATGTTTCCTCATAAGTGAAGAAATATGTGTAGCCTTCCATTGGAAGTCCAAAACGCTTTGCTAAAATATCATTACGAGTTGCGGGAGCTTGCTCGGCTCTTTCAACGTCTCTCTGATAAGTTTCATAAGTAACAGTTCTATCAAGATTTGGATTAGCTTTTAACCACATCTCAGGGTTTCCAACTTCTTGGATCGAATCTAGCTTATACCACCAGATTGATACATGTGGGTTGTAATACTCGCCTTTAAGAATCTTCATCAATTCCATTTTGACGGTATCTCCGGGCCCATTACGAACTGTACCCTCAGAACTTGTTGCAACAATCAAATAATCGTCAACTTTGGAAGCTCCCTGTTCGATAGCTCCAATCGGGTCTTCTCTTAAATCCCCAGATAGCCATTCGTCAACAGTTGCATACTTGCATCTTAATCCTTGCAGTTTATCAATCGACATTGGACGAATTTCAATCAGTGAATTTGTTAAGAAGTTCTGGATGCCTTTCTTGGTCGATGCTAATTTCATTCGATTAGCTCGTGAACCTGTTGTGTTCTGTAAAGACCCTTCAGTTAAAAACTGAAAGAGTGGTCCTCTAGCTCTAGTGATAGCAGTAGTTATCAATGACATAACTTCTTCAGATTGTTTCATTGTTGGCGCTGTTGTGATACCATGTGTTGTGGATGTGTCACAATTCTGGCCGTATGACTGAATGCAAGAATCGTAGACAGACTTAGCTCCGCCTCGTCCTACAATCAGATATTGTTTGTTGGTTAAACGCTTACGAATTCGCTTACGCTCATAGTGTCCGCCATGACCGTCTTCGTTTGGAACATAAACGCTTCTGTCTTCGAAGTAAAACCATGACAAGGCGTCTTCTGCCCATAACTTAAAAGAATCCAACAAATGCATGTCAGATCCATCAGTCAAGGTCAACTCATCCTCACAGTAACGAATAAAACCATTAATAGCTTTATCGTCATAGTAATAATGTGGGTTGGCTATTTTTTCATCTATTCGGTTCATCTGCATCGAGATTTGCTGGCAGACCGGAATTATACCATTCATTACGGCATCTCTAAATTTGCCGTAATAATAAGGAACGGCAGTGTTTGATAATGCCATAATTTATCAACTCCTATTACTTTTTGTTCTTCTTATTGGAAGAATTTATTACACCATTCAATGCATTCTTCATTAACTGAGTAGTGACGTCCTTAGCCGCATTCTGAGCCGATTCAGCAAGAACTTTTTCAGCAGCACTAAGAAATTTTTCGCCTCTTGATTTTGTTTGACGTTCTGACATCAACTGCTTATACTGTTTTTCCATCTGAAGTCGTCGAACAGCTTTGTTTAATTCGTCATCGTTCATATCAAGAATGCCTTTTTTCTTTGGTTCGTCCTTAGACGATACTTTCTTCTTTGTCGGCGATCTTCTTAAATTTTTACCAGTTAATGATTTATACTGCGTTTTAAGTTTGTTTGCTTTTTTCTGCCCAGCTGGTGTTAAAGTCCCGTCTCTCCTCCGATAACGTCGAACTCCCCAACGCATTCCAAGAATGCCATAATGGTAAAGTTCATTTTGATTCATTTAGTTCACCTCCTAGTCGCAATCGCAATTAATATTGAGACGCCATTCTAATTCAGCAATAATCTGTTTTTCAGATTCCATAACTGTCGAATTAGTAGGCGGATCAAACAATAAGCGAACCCGATGATGAACATATGATTTAACAGCTTCAATGTTTCGCATTGACGTAAAGTCTGACCAAGTTGCTGAACTGTCTGAAATTGTGAACCCTTCTTCTGGTCCAACACCGATCTGAGCAAGAATCATAAAAACTGAATTAATGTCTATAATCAAGTCTTTATCAAACTGCGTGATCTCCGGATCAATGCCAAGCAATTTTTTTATCGATAATAAAATACTTTCCATAATTTATCTTCTCCATGGGCAAGTGTCATTCTTTGTCCGTTCCATCGGTTCCAATAAAAGTAAACTCTTGTCACCATAAGTAATTGCTTCGTGTGTCATGTGTGATACGCAAATCAAATAATCTGGATTCAACAAGAATTCGCTTCTGTTGCGAATATCATCAACCGTAATCGGATTCATATGATGAATATACACTTTGCCATGGATGTCATATCCAGAAAGTCCTAAATCGCAACCATTATCTCGAACAATCACCAAGTTTCTAATTTTTTTCCATTCCGAAGAACGATAGAAGACTTGGTTTAAGTATCTATAGTATCCAAATGTTTCTTCTCCAACTTTTCCGTTTAATCTTAAGTATTCAAACCGATCTAAAAAGGTTGGAAGTGTGATAAGTTCCGAATATGTTCTAATCGCCATTTGTGTGCCCCGTATAAACAGACATAGCGTCCATCGCTTTCTGATAAAGTTCTTCGACACGCTTTGCGGACTGAAGATTTTCGGTCTTAGCTTCGATTAATTTCTTTTGTTCCTCTCGAATCTCGTTTTCAATTCGTTCTTTCTTTGTTGCTAATTTTAAATAGTGCACAATAACCTGAGAGGATGCTGTTCCTTCTAGCAATTGCTTCTCAGCACAATCGACTGCTAATGAAATCATCTGCTGTTCTCTTGCATCAGGATTTAAAGCAGGTCTTATCTCTCGGATTGTCTCGTTTTGAGTAGACTTAGGTCGCCTTCCCATGCACCCTCACCCCCTTTTAATTAAAATTATCTACAGTTTCTAAGATGTTTTTAAGAGTCCTATGGAACTGAATCAAGCACTAGCACTCCATCAGAAAGGAGATCAAAAATATCAATAGGAGGTTCACACACGACAAACAACATTTAGGGGGAACAGCGCCATAGGACCCTTAAAAACATCTTAGAAAATATACCACCGGAGAAAATATAAAGACCGCCGCGATGCAGGGAGGGGGTGTATTTTTCGCAGTACCCCCTCTATGTCTCACTTAGCCTTTGTAGGCGGATAGATAAATAATATTTGTTTATGATTTATAATTTGACTATAATTCGGAATACAAATTAATAAATCAAGTAACATTTATTTAGAAATGGTTATTAATAGACTGACTATATTGCACAAGATTCAATATTTAATTTTCTTGTATTTGTTTTCAAAATCATAACGAATGATTTCATCAATTGCTCTTTCAATTTCTTGTTTGTTTTCGTCTTCTGTCATTGAATCAGAAACATTTGCAATTCTTCCTAACAAACCACAAGAATTGTAACCTTTTAATACATCAAACAAGTACCAGTGATCAAAGTCAGAACGAGGATCATAAGGATTGTCAAATGTAGTTAAGTAAGCTTCAGCCATTATGATGCCTCCTTTCTTTTATTCTCACTTAAGTATGCAGTCACTGTTGATGAAGATACATGCAAAGCATCTGCTATCTCGGCATTGGTGTATCCAGACAACTTCATAGCTCGTATCCTATTAGTCTGTCCTTGTGTCAGAGCACGACTAGTTCTAGGTGTTGCTAATTCACGAAGTCGGTCCATGTCTGTATGATTCATGATTCGATCTAACTTTGACGAAGTGATTGCACCAGCTTGAATAGCTTCCCATTCATCATCACTGATTGTGATACGGGCAGACTTGCCATCAGCACCTACCTTTGCACGAGCTTCTACTAACGCTAGCTGACCTGCTTTTTTAATCTCTGACTTAGTCATGTCCGGATTAGCCTGACGCATAGCCTTTACCTTAGAGTTAGCCATGAGCTGTGCCTGCCGTTCACGAGGAGCATTCTTTTCAGCAATAAGCAATGCTGCATCAAGACGATCTGTTTGCTTTTTATACTTAGCTTTCGCTGAAGGATTGTATTTACCACTTGGGGCGTTTACCATCTCCTTACGGGCCCGGTTACCTAGGGCTTTCATCTGGTTGGCATAGTCTGCGTATAGTTCCTCTACTGCAGAGCCTGACGATAACTGTCTAGCATCCTTAGCTTCTGCCATCTGTGTAGACTTCTGAGTCAGCTTGTGTTCTTTGCCATCCTTACCAATCCATGATTCATCCTTTGTCTTGTACCGAATCTCGCCAGTCTCTTTGTCAATGATTCCAGAGCCCTGCCGCTTAGGTATGTCGACTTCGTTCTTAGCACGAGATAGCAATGTTGCAGCACCAGTCTTAACTCTTCCCGTCTCAGGATCGATTCTTGCTTGGTACTTCTTCTTAAGACTCTCAATATGATTGTCTTCATACGACTGTTTATAGTCCAACTTGTGTTTGACAGCATCAATTGTAACCATGCTGTGCCGTACAGCAGCTGCCAGCTCATCTTCATTTGCACCACCAATGGTCATATCAGTGATCAGATTAGATACAACGCCCATTTGTATCTGCTTCTGATGTTCACTCATAACTCTGTACTCTCGACCATTTCGATAATAATGTTCCTTACCATCAGACCCGATCTTAGTAGTTCCGCCATAAGCCATCGATGGATCAAAGCCATCAAGTCCCTTCAATGGTTTAGTGCCAGTGATCTTAACATTACGATTAGTTGGCACCACCATAACTGTATCGCCATCAAAGTCTGCACCAGATAACTGAGCTGCGGTCTTAGCACTGATACCAATGGCATCCAAAGCCTGTTTTCCCATCATCTTCTGGCCTTCAGCATTCTTGTTATTGACCTTGAGAACAGGAATCTCAAATGTACCAGCATGAGGGAACCGGACAAGTGCCAACTGTTCGCCATTCTTATAGTTAGGTGCATAAACCTCATTGTCACTAATAGTTGTCAGTGGCAGGATAGCTTGATACCTTTGACGTGGAAGTGCAGCTGCTTTCAAATGTACAGCAGATGCATCGCAATCATCAGCAAAGTCTTTCAGCATTCGCTTCTTAACTGATGGATTTGTCAAACTCATAATACTATCGAATTCAGCATATCTTTCAGCAGCTGTTAAATCTAATTGCTGTTTTACCAATCGACTATTCTGTTTAGCTAAGAACTGAGATGGCAATTTCTTAGCCCATTCATTCCAGTCGCCTTCTTCTCTGGTTTTATTGACTAGACCAAGTTGCTGCTTACCATTTTCATCAGTGTAATAGCTTTGACCGTCAGCCTTAATTAAAGCGCCAAACGGATTTGTAGGATCTTTTTTAAGATTTTTAGCGGTGTCTTTTAAGACTTCCATTTTTGGAACATCTTTAGTCTTGTTAGTATTAAATCGGACATCAATCCCATCTGGTAAGTCATCTGCATATACAGCCATGCCTTTCAAATATCGATTTCCGTCTACTAATATACGAACCTGTGCGTAGTTTGAACTGCCAAGGTCTAAATCTTTTACACCTCTTCGAAGTTCAATAACACCATCTTTAAGATTACCGCCATCTTCAGCATAATTGATTGCTAATCGCTTTGAGTCGAGACTTGCTGGGTATGCAGTCTTATGAAAAGTCAAACCATTATCCTGAGATGCGTAATCTTCGATATGACCAATCTTATCATAGTCATATATTTCTTTATGCTCGACGCCCGGTTTACACAATACACTTAAGTTTGTTTGCTTGCCAGGGTTTGTAGCTTGAGGGACGCCGCCACCGTAAACGTTATATCCTTCTCGCTCAAGCATATAGAGAGCTTCTTTCATTTTCTCTTTAGAAATACCAAGCTCTCTCTCGACACCAGTTCCGACATCAATCATGCCTTTTTCATCAACATGCTTTTTTAAAACTTCGTAAGTCTGCTGAGCAGCCGACATTCTTGCTGCAGAATCCTCGTTCAGTAATGATCTTACTGATGACTCACCTTTTAATCCTAAAGCCTGAGCAATCTCTTCGTTTGTCTTACCATCTTTTTTCATAGACAAGGCACTCGCTCTTTGATCCATACGTCGTTCATTTTTGGCTAGTGTATATTGTGTTCTGAACTGAGTTGAATTCAATCCCATCGACTTCGCAATTGCTGTATCACCAGTCCATGTTTTGCCATCTTTGTCCGTGTATGTAAAGTTCTGTTCTCTCAGTAGATGAACTCTTGCTAAGAAATCACCGGAATGCTGGTATGGGTCTTCACCAGATCCCCAAGGATATCGTCCCGAATGCCTAGGTGTACCATAATGGCATAAATATGTTTCATCAGAATGTAGCAATGCCTCTTCTATAGAGGGCTTATCTTCATAAAATATCATACTGAGCCCTCCAATTTGATCTCATCGATAATCTTTGAACTTTCTTTGATCTTCTCCATAATCTCCAAAATATCTTTTGGATTTGGTACTTCTACAAATACTTCATTCGACTGATAGATTCTCAATTCTATCTGGATATCATTTGGATTAACAAAGTATTCTAAACAAAATAAAGCAGCATAAATATAAAGCTGCTCCATGTGTGCTGGTACATCGCCAGTCTTCAAATCATGTATTCTTAAAAACTTGTTTCTAAAAGATATTGCATCGGCTGTTCCAAAACAGTTGTCAGAATAATATAAGATCTGTTCAGGTGTCATCTTATATCCGATAGCGTCATTCACATACATATTCAATGTTTGTTTGCTTCTAGGCAGCTTAATGCCCTCAGAAATAAGATCAGCAGCGATGCTGTGTAATTTAGTGCCTCTCTGTTTAGCCAGAGCATTCATAAAGGTTGCCGCTAATTTATCTTTGTCATATCGTAACCAATGGTACTGGCTTGCTGACAGAAACGCGTGCCTACCCTCAAGATTTGAATGTTTGTTGAAGTTCATCCAAAACGACCTCCTTATTTTCTGGATATATAAAACTTGAATACGACATAGCATTCAGTTTACGAACATAGTAATCTTGATTTGGTTGTTGATGATTTTTAAAATCTGCTTCGCTTTTCTTGCATTCCAAAGAGGCCCACTTGTCTTTGTAAAGAATTAACAGGTCCGGAATACCTTGCATAGAAGCTGAGTCAGTCTTCATCACGATCGCTCCCGGAAACCTAGCGAGGATTTCTTTTTTGAGACGAGATTGAAATTCATTTTCTTTCATAGTCAAATAGACCTCCTTGAAACACTGTATTAAGAAAGGATGAAAAACAGAAAAGATAAAGAGATTGCTAAATAATAGCGAAATGACGATTTGCCATTTATATCTCTTTTCTCTTCATAAAAGGGATTGTAATTTTTGCGATTGTATTTTTAGGGCAAAAAGAAAAGAGCCTGTAAATTTTACAAGCCCTTACTCTCATTAATCCATTTTCTGTTTTTCTTTGTTGATCGTTTCATCAATTGACTTATTAGACTTTGCGATTTTCTCAACAGACCACATTACTGTGTAACAAATAATAAATAAGCAAGCTAATAAAAATTCTATTTCACTGATTGGCTGATTAATAATCGCTGACATAATTACATTCATTGAAAAATAACACGCACCTAAGTCCACTAGTATTCTAAATCCATAACCGACCATAACTGAAATAACTGTGACTATCGTAATTAATGCCATAACAAGTGATCCACTCATATATTTTTCTCCTTTCATTTACAAATATCTAAAATCATCAGCAGAGCATCCAAGTGCTTTACAGATTCTATCAAGATTGACAATTGTCGGAAAGCCAGTTCCATTTGTATATTTGCTAATGGTTTGTTCCGATATGTCTGTTAACTGTGACAATTCTTTTTGAGTCATCCACCGGTCTTTCATCATTTTTCTAAATCTGATGGTAAACTCGCGTTTGATTTCTTCATCAGTAAGTGTGTGACTGTCTCGCGGCAAAATCCGATAAGTCTCTGTCAGCTTGTCATATAAATATTTTGTTCCGTCTGCCATCGTTGCTATTAATTCAAATGGTCCCGTCATTACATATTCGGTTGCAGGCTCGTCAGTAACATTTATTTGAAAATCTCTTATCAGTTCTTCAAGTGGCATAATTAACTCTCCTTTATATTTTGTTATTTTTTTAAAGTGTGGCACATTTTTGTGTCAAATGTCACTTTTATTTTGTAAGTTATTTAATATTTATTAATTATTAAACATATATTTAATTTTTACTATTTTTTATACAAAATAGAAAAGAAAAATTGACATTTGACACAAAAACCCCTAAAATGTCAGACACTTTAACTAAAAACGACCAAAAACCCCTAAAATGTCGTATATTTTATGCAAAATAGCCCCTTTCCAACTTAAAATGTCAGACATTTTGTGTCAGTTTTATTTTCAAAAGTGACACAAATTCTAAAAAAAGTGACACAAACCTTTAAAATGTCAGACACTTTAACTAATTTGTACCACACTTTAACTTTAAAATGTCAGACACTTTAACTAAAACTGACACAAAAACCCCTAAAATGTCAGACACTTTAACTAATTTGTCAGACACTTTAAAAGTATCTTTCTTTATAAAATTGCAACGCTTCCCTCAAAATATCGCTTTTAGACTTATCTAAAAACCACATTAAGTCACTTAAATCATTAGCTTCTTTTTCATCGAGTCTAACCATAACTCTAGTATTTTTAATCTTCTCTTTGTTCTTATATGCTTTCTTACTCATCAAATATTGCTCCCTTCACAAATTCTATAACCCCGGCCAGTAAGGAAATTTCACTTCACGAATGTCATTATCATTTGGAATCCACTCGTAAACTTTTAACAATTTTCCAGTCAAAGTCGTGTCTCTCATCACTCGACAATAACGTTTATTTTGCCAAGTAACTACAGATCCAATGGTGTAAATTTTCTCCCACTCACGCTCAGCCCCAGTCAAAGCAGTCAACGGTTTAAACTGCAGCAATCGTTCTGCTGCGCTCAATATACGCGGATCATTCACTGTTCCGATTTTCAAATAATCCTCACCTGTCAAATAATATGGTGGTTCACGATCAATAACCATATCGATAATATTCTTCACGCCTTCGCAAAACATGCTATATCCGGCAACACTTTGCATCGGATTATCCATCCAAAATTGCCATAATTCACTGTCCATATATTTTTCTAATTCAGTTTTACTCATGATTTTTCCTCCTCCGGCCATACAATTTCATTAAATTTACAAGAACTATCCACAAACTTAATTTGAGAAAAACCAGTTTGCATAAATGTCCCATCTTCAAATTCCACAACTGCTTGATTACCAAAGACACCGTGATATAATGCTTTTTCTCTACGTTTACGGTCGCCAGAGTACCACCAGCAAGGACGTAATTCTCGCTTAACAGTTATAATCCACCCTTCTTTTGATATCATATTCTCTCCTCCAAAATACTATACAAATTCGTTTTTAACCGCCTAAAACATACGCATTGCATCATTACGATATCAAATAAAAGCCAAAAAGTAATACACCAACAAACACATTCATTACGATCGTAAGTTTTATCTTCTCTTTAGTTGTTAAAGCATGATATCCCATGATCCATGTACACCCAAAAATAAGAGCTTCAAACATAATTAATACACCCATACAGACTTTCAACATCACTTAATCGCCTCCAAATCTAAAAAAAAAAGAAAAGAGCCTGCTAAAATAACAGACCCTCTTCTAAATGCCACCAAAAAACCATCAAATCTCAAATAAATCAAACGGTTTTCCGTACAATAGCTCATATAATTTCATTGCGTCATCTCCAACAACAGCATGAATGATCTCAGTTTCCTTAGAAAATAACTTTTTCTTACCGATCAAAGCCAGTGGAGAACCTGACTCGCCCTTTTTCGGAATGCTAAAACTTACCAATAGACTCGTTGTGTACATATTTATCCCTCCTTAAAGCACACTGGACGGTGTGAATATTCATTTTTCGGGTTATTTAAGCACTCGTCGCAAGGATCTTCACTTTCGTCCAAGCTGTAATAGACGCATTTCACACACCAATCCCCAAAATTAACTTCCTTATCTCTCAGTTCCACGGAAATATCACTCCTTATTCTCAGATTTTAAGACATTAATCAAATGCTGCAGATACCACATTGCTTTCTCAAGGTCCTGAATACCATTTTTATTCTTCCAACGGCATAAGTATTTGATTGCGTTCCCCGTACAAATCGCCTCAATCCCTTCTAAGTCCTCTGTAAAAGCTTCAATAGCGTCTATAACTTCTATACCCTTTTTACTCTGATAATGTGACGGATGAGATACCATTTTATCTTCGGACTCGTAATCATCATAGGTTCCACCAGATACAGATTTATCCGTATCTTTTAGAATACGTTCTTCTTCATATTTTTTAACAGCATCTGTAGCACTCTTATAAATATCATTTGATTTTTTCATTTCTTCAATAAATTTAAATAACTTATACGGAGATTCTTCTACAAACTTATTATAGTCAAAATTATTTATTACAAGATTCGAATGAATATCTCCGCAGCAAGGACAATAAACAGTAAGCATGTCATAAACATTATCATCAACATTGAATTCAGCCCCACAATTTTTGCATTTAAACTTCTTCATTATCTTTCTCCTTTCTAATAATCGAGCACGTGATATATTACCATTACATGATAAACTGTTGCATCATAAACTTTAGTACTCAATACAGTCGGACGGTACTGAATATCTTCAATATGATATCTAGGATTGCATAAAAAATCATTTACAGTTTCTTCTAGGTCTTGAGTACTCGTACTTGAAAATATCTTAATCATGTTTTGTCTTACCTCCTGTAATCAATTCAGAATATGGCAATTCCTCAATCCACTGACAGAATTCTCGCCACTCATCCAACTTATGATCTTTACGAGATTTATAGATATTCGCCAGAACTTCATAATTCATCATAACGTTGCGTGTCTGGTTATAACTGCTCGGGAGAAGCTGAATCAAATTATACCAAAGCTGTTTGCGACTGTACGGCATTGTTTCATTCGGGTCAATTTCAAAATAAGCATTTCTAACCTGATTCAGCCTATTGATGATAATTTCAAAATCTTCTAATGGTCCTCCAGGAATAACAATAGGCTCTCCATTTACATCCTTACTATCCCATCCAGTTAATAAATGTTCCGTCGAGAAATCCTCCAATGTAAATTCTTTCTCCGCAATTTTGTGCATCGTACTGCAAGAATTAGCAACTGTGCCTACCTTGTAAGTGTCGAATTCTTTCCACCAATACAACGGTGCTGTAATTCTCACATATACCGGCATCATTCTCATAAATTTTCTATGATCTGTGCCTGCATTAGAGAGCTTCCGCATAAGTGAGAGATCGTTTTTACCGAGATTAAACCCAACAATATCGTATCCAGCGGTTTCATATCCACTATCACTTTTCTCCCACGAATTCATCGGGTTCCTCATGCCCTGAATAACAAACGCCATCTGCTCCTGACTTGCCAGAACTACATTTTCTAATTTTATCATTTTAATCTCCTTTTCTTTTTCATACGATCCATTGCTTTAAAAACATCGTCGTAATTGCGATGTTCTTCGAGACGCTGTAAGCTGATTTGACGTGTTTTATTCATACAGTCTTTGTACTTCTCGCATTCACTATGGCACCCTATATGGCGCTCCTCACAGTCTTTACAAGGATAAATAACAGCCATTTATTTCACCTCATCATAATAAACCCTGCCACTGATATCAACATATTCGTTAAACCATTTACGATGATCCGTGAAAGGCGGTTCTAAGCTTATCCGATATCCTGTAGGCCCGCACAAGACAGATTCACCACTTTCATCATTCATAAATATTTTGTTTGGTGGCGTATACCTCGAATCTTCAGATCTTAATTTTCTCCACATTTTAAAATTGTTCATATTATCACCCTCCCGAATCATTTAAGCTTCCTCCAATTCCCCAAAAAATTTTTCATATGCTTTTAAATCATAACGCATAAGATATCTTTTAGCTTTTTCCTCAGACAATGCGACTGCATTTTCTTTATGAAGTGCTTCATATGTCAAAAGCCAATTATTTTTTAAACTTTTGAATATCTTTACATTTTTTCCATTAATATATCTGAATCTCGTACCAAGATACGTTATAACGCATGTATATTCGCATTTTGTTGATACCAGATCCATCTTATCTGTATCGTATTTAAGGTTGTTAATTACAACTAACATTTTTATATGTCCCCCTTTGCTCTATGTATGCTACGCTCAGTATCAAAACATTCTGGATAGCACTCTTTTAGTTTATCAATATTC